AGAAACAGAAATTCTTTTCAACCAACGCAACACAATGTGCTCGGTCGCAGTCGTTGAATGTCATTGCCAATATACCACCTGGGCGTAGTTTATTAAAGATGTTTCGTAAGTATTGCTCCACCACTTCGAGTGTGGTAAACTCAAAAAAGTTAAATGCAAGACACATGCCAAATTGGTTATCTGGCAGTGTGTCTAGCACGTTGGTTGAACATGGATCTTGTTCGTACACTCGCAGTCGGCGTTGGTACTCTTCTGGAAAAGTACTCAATGCTGGCTGCAATAGTTCTGTGCTGTAGTCAACAAGGTATAGAGGATCCAGTGCTACCAAGTCACTTATAAATGTTTCAACTCCGGGGCGTATAATTAATCCAGGGTATTTCCAATCAACATAACTCTTAATGCGGTTAGAAATCATTTGCTGAACGTCTGCAGTCATTGGCATGCGACGATCTAGAATTTGTTGATTGACCTTTTTATTAGTAGGCTCGTCAAGTCGACCATACCGTGCTACCGCTTCATTGTATAACCTGGTGCTTTCGGCATACTGTGTTTTTTCAGCCGTCTCAATCATGCTGTCTAGTTCGCTTATTAATTCAACCAGTGTAGAACTAAAATAATCAAAAGCAGTTATTACACGAGTTTGATCTTCCTGCAGAGTTTGTGTAAATGCACGTGGCTGTATCACACTGTTCTGTACATTATACACAATTTCTTCTAGCTTATGCCGTGCAGTATATTGGATGGTGTTAACATCAAACCCTGACAAATGATTGCGGTATGCAACTAATTCACTAAGTTTCATAGATCACCATTCAAATAAAGTTTGGAATGTATTCTCTGTGTTGGTGGCACTTGCCAAGTCCCAGTCCAGCACACCCAACAAGTTGTCAATTTTTTGATCCACCACAGTTGCCTCCATCAATCCGTCATCAAATGGCAGTTCTGTGAACCAAGCAGGCAAGCGTTGTTCATCTGTGGGATAACCAATTGACGTCCACCCAAGAGCATTGCTTTTAAGTTTACACACAATAGTTTTCATACCATCAACAATTTGCATACTGTAGTTGTCGCCGTTCATTTTCCGCATGTTGTTCCAGTTCATGGCTGCTCGCACATGCCCTGGCATGTTGGCTTTGCCAAGTCTGGCTTCTTCTGCACCATACTTGGTCAAGTTGTTCACACGCTTGGGCGAACCTTTTTCCCAGCCCGGACGTTCCATAAACTCATACTTGAATTCTCGGATACGTGCCACAATGGAATCTCTGTCAGCACCATGCAATGTACTATTTAGAATTTCCAACAAGAAGTCTTGAATTACCTTGGGTGTGTCACTACGCTTCAAGTCCAGGCCCATGGCCTTGGTCTTGCCCTTCTTGCCTTCCACATCCAATCGCTTGCCTTCCAAGTCAATGATGTTCACAGCATAGCGTTTCTTTGTGATAAACAATCCACGATCTGCCACCAGTTCTCGACCAGCCGCAATTAATGCACCCATCTCTCTTGGGCAATGGAATGCCTGTTCCATAAAGCCAGGGAAGCTGGCATTAACTTGCTCGGCAATGGAGTCATACAAGGCAATAGCAATATCCTTGCTCCACTCCATGCGACCTTCTGCTACTTCTTTCTTCAGCACTGGCCACGCAGTAAAGTAGCAGGAGTCTGTGTCACCATAGATAATGGCTTCACCTGTGTGGTCATATACACCTGTGATGCATTCGTTGATGTGTGCATCCATGTGCCGGGCAATGGCACGACCAGTTAGTGTGGTACTCTGTCCAATACGATGATCAAAGAATCTACAACCAGGATTCAAAATAGCACCATACAAACTGTTCAAGTTAATCTTTTTAACCAGCTGTCGCTTGTCCCAGAATGCTTCTTCTTTCTTGTCCTTGGCTGTTTTCTTTTTGGCCTGCAGTTCTTTGCGTTCTGAATACCAACGTTCCAGCAATCCTGGGATGATACCCTTCTTCTCATAGGTAAGTATTGTACCATTAGCACTCATGATCCAAGGCTGATTGCTGTCAAACATGATGGTCCAGATCTCTGCGGCACTGTGTGTGCTTTCTGTGCCATCTTGCCAGTCAATGGTGATCTCTGTGCCACGTTGCTGTTCCATCACCGCAGTGTATTCTAAACTGCCAAACAGGCCCTCCCAAGCAGCCGCAAAACTTGCGCCTTTGGCAATCTTTTCTTTGATGTAGTGATCAGTCATGATGGGACGCAGTTGTCCTACCACAGTCTCCGGTCCCATGTTCATGGCACGAATGGCCGACGGATACAGACTGTTGATGTCGACAGATCCAATCCAGTCATGCAGGCCTTTCTTGGGGTACGCAACATACGCACCCGCCGCCTGTGTGTCGTCGTCTGTGAGACGTTGCTTGCGATTAGGAACCACCATTCCACGTTCATGTGCTTCATTGATAATGGCCTGTTCAGTCACTGCCACAGCACCCATTGTGGTTTGTAGTAGCACAGTATTGGCGTGTGCCAGTTCGCTTGCCAATGATAAAAACTGTAGTTTGCGATCCAGTTTATGCAACAACAGCGTATCTTGTCTGTTGTATTCAATAAACTTTTTAAAGTGTTGGTTGTACAAAGCATCCAACGTGCCTTCAAACTGGGTCTTACGCTCATTGAGTTCATACTCACCAATAGCATCCAGGCTATAGCTATGGCGTTCTTCATATGTGTACTTGCGATACAGTTGCATATAGTCCATATGTACACGACCAATCAAGTCATATGTTTGGCTTTCACTGCCAAAGCGTTCAAACATACGCATCTTGGGCAGTTGTCCCCACAGACAGAACTTGCGTGTGTCGTCTTTGCTCAGCACACGAGTGCAACGATTCACAGTGTAAGGGATATCATATCCCTCTGAGTTCCAGCCACTCAGCACGTCTGCATCTTCGATCAAGTCCAGGAATGTTTTGATCATGTCCTCTTCTCGTTCAAACAAGATGGTATTTTCAAAGTCCTTCACAAGATCTTGTGCAGTTGCCCACGATAAGCCTTTGGGCGGAACTGCCAGTGTAACCAATTGATCCAACCAGTTTAGATAGACTGAGATTGCAGTGATGGGGTTGAATGGATCATCCACAGGCGAGAAACCTCGCTCTTTGTCAAAGTCTACCTCAATGTCGAAAAATGCAACATTGAGTTCCGGGGCGTCTTGGTCTTTGTAGTTTTCTTCTAAGCAACGAAAGATAGGGTTAATATCACTCTCATACAATTGCTTGCTGGAGTGCATGCGAACTTCCTTGCGGAACTCTTTGTTGTTGCGTGTGCTGAAGCGACTGACAGGTGTTCCATAGATACTTTGGAACTTGCCTCTGGCATCGTCGTAATAGAAGATGTAGTTGGCAGGATACTCTTGGTATTTCCTCACGCCGTCTCGGCGTTCTACAACGTGAATGCGATCGTGTTCACGATCAAATAGTGCGTCAATATAACTCATAGTCTCCGTTTGTGGCCGGTAAGCCGTGATTCATGTTCCTTACGGGAACGACTCGCTGTTGTAAAACAGTACTTATAGAGTTTTGCCAACAGTCTCAAGAATTGTTTCCAGTGTTTCGTGGTCTTGTTTTTCTTTGCCAAATTCAGCTTTGTGTGCCAATTTAATAGCCTTCTTTAAAATGGCAGGCTTGACTTCTAGTTCCTCAGCAATGGCTTTGATGGTGTCGTTAAGACCACCCTGAAGTGTGTCAATCTCGTGCATGACCTGCATGCCCTCGTTGATGATTTGAACGAGTTTGATCTTTTGATCGCCGTTGAATGATTTGGGTTGTGACATAAAATGCTCCTTGTTTTCTATTATATACTTGTTCTAGCGCAAAGTCAAATATTGTTTGGCTCAAGATTACCAAATAAATATCTGCATGCCAAAAATATATGTAGAAATAAACCAAGCAATTGATTTTAACATTGATATTTACAATACCCCAATTGGTGAACAGTTCTTTAATCAGCATGTGGAAATTACCAAACAAGATCCGGTTCGTGCAGTGCCTGTTGTTACAGATTTTACCAAATACACAATTAACTATTTTATAAAATTAATCGAAGAAGCACGTGACACCAATGCAGTAGACTGGTCTATGTACAATATTCAAGCCGGTCCGGAACATTACGAGTCTAACCAGTTGCATTTTAATTCAATGCATAAAGATTTAGAAGTAACAGCAGGAATTAACAAGTATGCTGGACTTGATAAAGAACAAATAAAATTAGTTGACGAGCTACATTGTTGCCTGCACAGTTTAGAAACCACTGAAGCCCCTCTTGATTACAATTTTACAGGACGGTCGTTCGCTAACATTAGTTATTTTATCAATGGCCCAACAGACAATCAAATGCCCGAGCTTGTAAAATTTGCCAGAGTAATCAAACCGGGCGAAGTACAGTTAGATTACCCGTATGTAGGTAAAGAACCATTCTTTTGCATGATGCACAATGATAATTCTATGCTACAACAAACTTGTAAAATGATTGATCGTATCAGCCTTAATTGGAAATTACATCTCAACAATTTCAATGGTACCAACTGGGGGCCATCGCCGTGGCCCGATGATGTGGATGCCGCACTCACTGAGTGGTACTATGCAAATCAACCTGATCTAACAATGTTAGGATACAGTTTAGAAAAAATAATAGACCATACTGGATTTTGTATCCCGGGTAGAATTGACAATCTGTCCAAACTTGAGTACATGAGAAACACTCCAAACATCCAGATCACTGGGTACCAACTTATTAATTAATCATGAATAAAGATTTTCCAAACATTGCAGTAGTACTGTACGACAATTTAAAACCTGAATGTGTTGATATTGCGCAAAACTTAATTGACTTGACTGAGTTTAAACTGTGCGGGCGATATCAGTTTAATCTATATCAAACAAAAATACTCACGGAAGAATTAAAAAAACTGGCCGAGCAAGGGTACGAATGGGCCGGCGTAGTTGCCGCTGGAAACTTCTTGCAAAATCAGACATTGGTAATTGACACAATCGAACATGCTAAATTAGAAAATGCACCAATGGCCTGTCACATATTGGATCGTGGCGGCTACTATCATTTACACCCACAATGGTTTGCACTTGATTTACGGGCATGGACGGCAGTTGGTCAACCTGCATTCGAAGAACAGTCTGGCCCGGTCACGTTTACCACACGTAAAACACGTCGTGACACCAATAATGCACACAATGATTATACTCCTTGGTGGGTAGCACCCGAGTCAGAAGAGTTGGTAGAATACACTAGCGATTATCAATACACCGGCATCAATGTTATTGCTGAGTTTATCCGTGCTGGGCACCGCATAACTAATATTCCCAATGAAATCAGACAGAAGAAAAATTATTGCTATCCTGATCATGGACATGACGATATTGTAAAACTGATTGCTGATAAAAATCACGAGCCCCAGGACGAAGCACTTTGGTGGTTTGGATTTGCTATGCGGCAAATTACCAAAAACTTGGACACTGGTTATTATGTGTTGAACACCGAAACATTGATTGATCCGCAAGAGATGAAACGTCAGCCGCTTGATTGTTTTGTTGGGGTATGTGGCGGACTCAAGCCTGCTTGTATAACTGGCAATGATAATTTTGTTGCCAACACCAGTGTGTATCTATTTGATATCAGCCGAGCGGCAATAGAGTGGCAACAGTATCTGTTGGCAGAGTGGAACGGTGATTTTGATGTGTTTGAAAGTGTCTGGCATAAATTTCAATCAGCTCATCCAGACTATGGTCCTATGTATCACAGTCATCAGTCAATCGCTGACAACATAGATTGGTTCTTGAACAATGCCGGATTGACAAGAGCTGATTTTTGCGCAAGATGGATCAAGTATTGTGGCATGACACACACATTTGTACACCTTGACCTTATGGACGCTGATGCCACTGCAAAAATACTAGAGATAACCAATCAATCTGCATTGGGATCCTATTTGTGGACCAGCAATGCATTTGTCATGGACTATCTGATGTTTTTTAAAACTCGGGCTTGGGCATTGAACAAGACTCAGAGCTTTATCAACGAACTTGCTGCCAATACTGCACAACCTATTTTGTTAGAGAATCAAGGTTCTCTTAAACACATATTACCCAATGTGCAGTAGAATGATGTCTTTTTGATCAACCAACCGATGCTGTACCCAGTTGGAACTGCAATGTACATGTGTGCGATCAAACATGCCAATTGACCCCAGCTGGTAGTTGTACACACCGTCCAACAGCCAGGTGTCCACAATAGACGGAGTTCCTGCCCAGCAATGATTGACTTCCTGAGTCTGACTGACAGTGCTTATAACAGGAAATCGACTGTTGTCGGCAATAAATTCTCTGAAGTATTGCTGTAGGTCATCATTGGTCAAGAATGCCCGATCCCATATTACAGTTTTAAACACCCCGTTGATGTTTTCATCTAATGGAATGATTGCACTTTTGGCATAATTTAGATCTGTGGTAGGGTATACACCGTCAACATGCAGTTGGTGCGGCAAGTATTGTCGCTGATAGGCCATGTAAAAGAATGTACCGCGTGGCACGTATCTATATAAAATATCGCCCATTCGCCGAAATGCTTCATCGCCCGGTTGCAATATGTGTCTGCGATCAATGTTTGTAATTTCCTGTCCATAGATACGCAGTGAATCTTCAACACTGTAAGGACGATCCACTGGATCAACATCAATAAGTGCTGCCAGGTCAGATTTAAACCACACAATGTCGTCGGCAGTTAGTGCGTTTTCAAAAGTTTCAACCATTTTTTATCGCCTCTCGATAGCTGTTTACAACCAAGTGATTCCACTCTGGGTTACGCCATGCGCCGTGTACAATCATGTGGAATCGATCAGTATCACTGTTGTTATGTACTGCATGCTGATAGTGGTTGTTGAACAAAAATATGCTGCCGCTATTTCTAAAAGGCACAGTGCCATGTATGTTGGTTAGTCTGCAATTATCAGGATTGTTTAGAGAAATGTTTACAGCGGCACCAGGCGTGTTGTTTACATTGTCGCTATGCGGTGCAATGTATCCTCCAGGTTCAACCAACATGTATCGCAGTCGTTGATACTGATTGTACGGAAATACTTCTTTAAAAAATTTCACAGTAACCGGGCACTGATCTTGTATTTCAGTCCAGTTGTACTTGACTTTGTCAGGATCTAGGCCATATGTCTGCGGAACATTAGTCATTGTAGCACTTATGCCATGTATGGCCAAACTACGCCAGCCCTTCATTCCTGCTTCTTCGCCGCGATGGAATACAAACATGTCTCGCAAGGCCTGTGCTTCTTGGTACATTTCTGCGTAGGGTGCGTCAATGCCTAGGATTTCCAACCACGGTGCTTGACTGTGTTTTAAAATCCAATCAGCCTGGAAATGCACATCGCCTTCTGGAAGTGGCAACAACTCGAATGTATTCTTATCATTGTGTTGATCTAAAAATTCTTTAATCCACTGTTCCATTGCTTATTTCCTTGTTGTTTAACACTTGTCTTTCCCAGTGTTGATACTTTCTACCACAATGAGAATCACACAAGATTAATCTGCCATCTTTGTATTTTTCTATTTTCCAACGTTCTTCAATTTGATTGAACCATTCTGTTGCAGCCTCTAGACCTATTTCAAGTGCATTGTTGTTGACATGGTCTACAATGGTCTTTAGTTGAGTGTGTACTAGGTCATACCAAGGTCCATCCATAAATGTTCGGGGGAACGCACCAAGATAACAGCAAGGATACACTTCTCCATTGGCAGCAACAAAAATAGTTTCACTGCGGTTGCTATAACAGTCTAATGTTTCTTTTTCTTCTGGCGGCAGCCGCGGAGTTGTATGGTGTTGCCATTGTATTATTTGATCAATAGTTCGTGGTCCATTACGGTCGTCGACGATGCCTAAGATATGCGTCATATTTCCTTGGCGATCAAACGCCGGTCCCCAGTCTCTGCCGTGATCAGTAAGATCAAATCTATAAAATCCCAAAGTTTTAGCCATTTCACGACAAGCATCAATTTGATGCAGGTTGTGTCGAAATTTGATCATCTTCCACACAGCACGACTGCCCGTGGTCATCACAGTCTCTGCATTACGAATGATATTTTGCCAATGGGTGTCTACTCTATACATAGCATGAGTGTCTTCGAGTCCGTCTAAATCAAATATTACTTCAACATTGCATTTAGCAATACGTGTCCAAAATTCGCGATCTCTTGCACTGCCATTGGTGTTGATTGTAATTTTGGTAGAAGGATTGACGCTACGTAAATACTCAACAATTTCCACAGCGTCTGGCGCCATTACAAAGTCGCCAAAATTACCGCAAAAATCAATGAGCCGCAATTGGCGAATAAAATCAACAGAAAATATCTGTTTGACTTGTTCCAGCGATAATGACGTTTCGGGATACCCAAAGTTGTGTGGATATCCGTTTGCGTTCCTTACACACAACGGGCATCGTGCGTTGCAAAGTGTCGTGAGTTCTAGGTGTATCTCTTTAACATTATCGATGGTGATCATGATGTATATAGCTCACTTTTGGATTCCCGGTAGCGAATCGGGCCGTCCAAGGCAGCAGCCGCCTCACACTTGAGTCAGTAACAAGTACTGGTCCTAAGGTAGTGTGATCAGAGGTTCATTATGATATTTAACTATTGTTTGACAAGTTACCTTTTTTATTGAATCTAAATCAAGATTTAAAAAATTATCAAAACTGATATCAGCATATTTTTCTATTAGACGAATGTTTGCCAGTTTATATGCGTGTATCACGTCAATTAATTCATAGTTAGGAGTTATATTTGCCCAAGAGCACAGTTCTGTGTACACTTGTTTTGTATCACCAAAATATAATTCATCTACATTGAACAACTTGGTACTGTTAAACATTAAATATTCTGCGTAGACACGTTTTCTTCTGCTTTCAAGTGCATCAATATTAATTTCTTTCCACGAGTCTAATGTTGTTGACAAATGATTTAAAAAATCGGGCACACAGCCGGCAACAGAAAATGCTTCTGCTTCGTACCAATAATAAAAATTCCTATTAATTGCTTGTTTGAAATTGTCCCAAGTATTATTTTCTAACATTAGCGTTTTAATTCCGCTAGGAGTATTAACATTAAGTTTGAAGTATGTGGTCTTGAGTAAAAAAAGAATTGAATAATAAAAATGATACTTTGTCGAAACATCTGCAATAAACAAATTTGCCTGCCCTGTACGTAAAATTTCATTTAATGAAGGAGACAACTTAGGATGAACAGGTACAAATAACAATTGATCACTGCCGTCAGAATCAATTTGCCATTGGGCATGTTCTTTGAGACTTACGGCAGCATATTTGTTATTTGGTAATTGTTTTATGTCAACTGTGGCGCACTCTTGGTGATGATTGAAAAGATAACTTAAAAACTCTCCGCCTTGCCCGCCAATGTACATTATCAACTGTAATTTGTTAGGTTGAACGCAAATCATCTAATACATTATTTGCCAGCAACTGCCAGTGCGGCACCTTTGTTAAAACTTGGTGACCAAGGGCTATTGCCCTGCTTCAGACCTTTGCGCTTGCTCCATTCGTATCCAGCACGATGCCCGCTACAGTCTTTGGTACACTGCGATCCTAAGAATGATAGTTCGTCTAAGTGATCTTTTAAAAATGTATCAGCAAACGCCTTGCACAGTTCTTTGATACGTGGGTTGGTTGTGGTCTTGACATGAAACTTTTTGCGTGTTTCGTCCTGTGATGGATCTGCGTAGCCTGCATACACTTTGTGTACACCAGAACGATTGATCAAGTCTGTGCAACTTTCGCCATGGCGATCTGGCATGTCTTTTGTGCAAGGACTCAGCGTTGTGATTATGATGCTGCCTTCAGGAATGCTGCCAAACTGTTCCATGTAAGCATCCATTGCCGCACGTTCTGCGTGTACACGTGACCCATCTTCGGCAGGATAGTTTATGGCACTTACACAAACATCATTGGGATCCAACACTGCGGCAGCCACCATGCCTAGATCAGTATGGTCACGTTTGGCTCGAACGATTTCACTGCAGAGATCCACTAGAATGCGATCTAGTTTGTCTAGGTTCTTGATTCTGAAGTCACTTAACAGCATTATACCGGTGAGTAGGGATTGCGGAAACGATCGTATCCGTCATCTTCTGGATATACTGGATATTCGTTTGTGTTCATTTTTTAGGTTGCACCGCTACAGGAACGTTTCGGTACACACGTTTTTCGGGGTCGTACACAGTCTTTAATGGGCCTGCACCGGCCAACTGTTTAAGACGTGCCATGGCCGCGTCAAACTTGTCGGCATCCATGTCGCCAACTTTTTCTTGAGATTCATTAGCAGGTGCTCTGGTGTAAGTTCCGTTTGGGTTTAGTTCCACTTTGGTTGAGCCCATGCTTCTAGATCCAACAGCCATTGACGGCGCAGTGACAACTTCGCCTTGTCCGGTTGCTTGAGCATCTGAGTTCCATTTATATTGCTTGCCCTTGTACGTTAGTATCCGAGTATCAACATCGTACTGTGCCTGAGGTTTTGCAAGATTGATTGAAGACGTTGACTGAGTTGGTGCAGTATCAGTTGCCTGTTGAGTTGCAATCGGCTTGCCTGTTAAACGATTGATGCCAGGATCATCTCCAGGCATGACTCTAGCTTGTGCTCCGCCTGCGCCCAGTGCCATTGCACCTGCCAATGCCGCGCCACCTAATTTTTCTTTCCAGCCTTCCTCTAATTCAGGTTCTTGATTGGATTCAATGTAGTCAGCCGCTGTGTCAAGATAGTCAGCAGCCAGGGTAACTTTCATCTGCACCCACTCTGGCATGTTTTCGTTGTCATCCAACAGGCCGTCAAGTCTACGGGCCGCACGTACAATGGTGTTCATTTGATCTCTAGCTTGGTCGCCTTCGTAATCGTATTCGCCAGAGTCAGCGTGGTCAACCGAGTATCCGTCGCTGTCTACATCGCCTTCTGCTAGGCCTTCGCCTAACGCATCTATCTCTGCTTGCATTGCAGCCGCAAGTTTAGGGTTCTTTGCCTTCATTGCATCAATCTTTGCCTGCATTGCTGTTTTCACTTGTGCAGGATCACCATTTGCTATTTTTACATTGCCGGGCGCAGTAGATGTTTGCGTAATGTTATTTGTAACGTTAGATGGATTTTGCCTTACGCCTTGTCGGACCAGTTCGGCATTCTGTGCATCTCGTTCAGCGGCAGCGGCTTGTGATTTTTGGCGGTTTGCTTGATACTCTACTTCACGGGCTGCCTCTTGTTTGTCCAACTCTTTTTGCCATTCAGGTGTAGGTTTACCGGTAACTCCGTCATACTTAGCACCCTTACCTGTTGCAGGATCATATGGTTTATCAAGCGTAGATGGTGCCTTCGTTGTAGGTTGCTGTTGTGCAGGTTGTGTTGCGGCTGGTTGTGCGGCAGTGGCCGCCGGCCGTTGTTGTGCAGTTTGTGCGGCGGCAGCTTGGTTAGCTTGTTTAGCTTGTTTAATCTGGTCAGGTTTCATGCCTGGAAATTTAGTTAGGTCTAAGGTACCACCTTTTGCCACTGCACCGGGTGCGGCTTTGGCAGCAACTTGCGGCTTGCCAGTGTTCGGATCATATCCTTGTGGAGCGGCTGCGATTCTTGCTTGTGTAGCCGCATCAGGGACTACTGGTGCCGGAGCGGCCGGAGTAGGTGCTGCCGCCGATTGTCCTGGCTTGGTAAACATACTTTTGGCTTTGTTGACCATGTTGCCTACAAAGCCTTCGTCCATGTCATCATCTGCTACACCTTGTTGGTCAGCAGTTTTACGACGAGCAACATCGCTCAAGTGTGTGACCACGCCACGTGGATCTTTGGGCTGACCTTGCTTGTTTTTTTCGACTGGGTGCCATTCTGAGTCGTCTTTCCAACTCACAACTTTACCTTGTTTGTCCTTGACTTCTGTGTGGCCTTCTGCTACACCTTGTTGCTTATCGTTGGGGTTGGTAGTCAACATGAACTCTTTGTCTTTGTTGAACAGCTTGGCCTGCATTATACGTGCGGCTTTGTTTGCGGCTGCCTTATCTTGGAATGCATAAGGATTGCCTGATTTATCTTTGATCAGTTTGCCATTGAGGCGAATATACCAAGTATTTGATTGTTGATCAAGGCCGTGATTCTCATCATTGGCACCACCATCTGCACGATATGCTTGTGAGTCTTTGCCAAAGCCGCTGGTGCTATTGGCAACGTCACGTTCGTATGCGTCACGTGGGTCTCTCATTTCATATAGGTCATTTAGGTTCATTATGCTTCCTCAATATAGTCGGCTGACAGATCTTGTTTACGCTGTCTAGCCATGTACATTTCCAATGCCATCTGTGCTTGGTCCAAGTTCTTAAAGCGGCTCTTCATTGCACGTCCACCATGACGAATTTCAAATCCCGCACGTTCGTCTCCGTATATTTCGCAAGCACGACCATCTTCTAATGCAACGGTTTTAACCGGTGCCGATTCAGCATAGGTTGGTTCTTGCACAGGTGTTGTGGGCATTTGTACAATGGGATTCTCGTCGGTGGGATCTTCTGCAACAGCAGTGATTTGTTTGGCAATGATGCTGGCATCTTTCGCAGGCTTTTTACTGATGTCACGATCTACTTGAACCCGGTCTTTTAAGTCAGTGTCTTTCTTTTCGTCAGCAATACTGTCAAGGTAGTCAGCAAAGGACTTTTTAACCTTGTCTAACTTGTCTTCACTGGTCACTGCTTCTTCCAGTGCATCCTGTTCAGGTTCTTCACTTTCGTTAGAGCCAACCATGTAACCAGCACTGGGAGCTTTCTTATCAGGATCGCCACCCAGCACTGGACCTTGATCGGGCATTTTAAATAATGCAGGCATTTGTGGCACAGACTTTTGTTGTGCGTTCAATCCTTTAGTAACCGTATCTGGGGTGATAGTGCTTTCAATCAATGCAAGCCTCTGCATTATTGTGTAAATTTCATCCATGTTATGCCCTCGCGTCCTTCAAATAACTTTTCAGTTGCCACTGATACTTGCCGTGTTGGCTTTGGCGTTCTGCGGCAAAGTTTGCAATGTCTTCACGACCTTCGGCAGCGGCAGCTTCAAAAACTTGCCGGCTCATGCCAATCATGATCTGTGTATCTGCGAGTAATTCTTCCAGCATCAAACGAGCACGTGGCACTTTGGTTTGATCCGGTATCTGTGTTAGTTCTAAGAAGCGGCTGAGACTGCCGGGAGCATATTCATCTGTGGTACGAATGTATTCAGCAATGGGATCTACTGCTGAATATGAATCTTCGTAGATGTTGGAAAAGAATTCGTGTAGTTCACCAAAGTCAGGTCCTTCTACATTCCAATGAAAATAGTGTGCCTTCAAATAGTACGAAAACGTACTGGCCAAATAGGTCTTTAGTAAATCACTTAACATTTGTTTTCCTTGCTTTCTTTCTCATACTTTTCGGTGTGTTTGGAAAAGGGTCATTGGTATATTTACCAGAAAAGAAACTATCGGGATTTCTTGCAATCATGCCACCCACGGGCATGGCCACTGTGGCAACGCTACCACTACTGGTGGCACCAACGGACGCATTTTCTTTGATAAATTCCTGAGCTCTCATGTGAGTATCTTTAGTAGATTTCCTTTGATTTTTCCGGGACCGTAATCCACACGCATATTCAAAACACGTATGGTGGCACCGGGAGAATTGACAAGTTCGTAACTGATTACATATTCGCCCGGCTCTGCTTCGATCTGTATCATTTCTTCAAGATATTCATCCCGCCAACGCCAGGTTCTTTCAGCAAATAATTCGTCATCTACGTAAACGCGGTAAACAGGTGGAGTTTCAGTCCAACTGCAATCAACGTCACATAGCACACGAATAAACTGTTTCATATTGTATTTAGCGTGATTAACTGTATAGTTAAATTAGCAATTTAACAGTGGGTATAAATCAGTAGTTCTACTTAAATACTCAATGACTGAACTTATCTATACCCTAATAGTCACACACATTACTATAATCTGTGTTACATTGTATCTACATCGCGGGCAAGCACATCGCGCGGTTACATTTCACCCTGCGGTGGCACATTTTATGCGCTTTTGGTTATGGGGAACTACCGGCATGGTGACCAAACAATGGGTTAGCACTCATCGTAAGCATCATCGTTTTACTGAGCAACCAGGCGACCCACATAGCCCACATGTCTACGGTATATGGACCGTATTTTTTAAAGGTGCATTTTTATATAATCAAGCAACTAAAGACAACACAATGGTTCAAGCGTATGGAGCAGGCACCCCAGACGATTGGATTGAACGCAATGTTTATACACCACATAGTCGTCTTGGCATCGTGCTTATGCTTATTATTGATCTATGTTTATTTGGATTATGGGGATGGTTAGTTTGGTTAGTTCAGATAGTTTGGATTCCATTATGGGCTGCTGGTGTTGTCAATGGAGTTGGGCACTGGTGGGGGTATCGTAATACTAACACCAAAGATTTTAGTCGTAATATAGTGCCTTGGGATTTTTGGGTGGGCGGCGAGCTTTTACACAACAACCACCATGCGGACCCAGCAAGTCCTAAACTAAGTCGTAAGTGGTATGAGTTTGATATTGGATGGTTATATATTAAACTATTAAGCTATTGTGGATTGGCTACGATCCGAACTACTTAATTTGCATTTATTATGGTGCCGTTGATAAAATACATTAATAGGCAAGTCTTTTTTACAGCACAGACAACTTATCCTTACAGCTTTTTTTCCAAAGTTTGGACACAAAGGTCCTTTTGTTCCAAACATAGGATTGTTTTTGCCTGCTTTCTTGGCCCGTTGAACTGTTAAGGTTTCCTCACTGTGGCGCTTTCCAAAAAATGGGTTAAGCTCACCTTTTAATTTAGCACTTACTTCTGTACGCTTTTTACCAAAGTTTGGATGATTTTTTCCAGAGCGACTTGCTTTTTCTTCAGTTGACATAATACGGCCACTTATACCGTCTCCACCATCTGTTTTATTTCTAAGTATTCCTGTGCCCGTATCTTTGCGACCATACCATCTTATTAATCGTCGTTCAATGGCCAGAGAGCCAACTTCAGTTAATCCAGATTCGACAATAATGATTTTAGAACGATCTTTTGGAGGATGTACTTCGCCCTTGCCTTTTATCCACGCACGTTTGCCTTTTCCTTTTCCGATGTAGTACGGAGTGTTGTCTTTTCTTAGATAGGCATAAACATAGTATTCCATAATAATACTTATTATATTATAGATAAACTTTATTATTCTGGCACGGTTGCGTGACTAACGCAGTTCTTTGATTGAGCCCACGTGCCAATCTTCGATGCGGTACTGTGCTTTGATCATTTGTCTAGCCACATGTGTGTTGGGAGCCCATACCACTGCATCGACCCAGCCCACATATCCAGGGTTCTGAACACGCACCTTGGCAGTCCATTGTTTTGCACCTCGGATGATTTCTTTGGCTCGCATCAGCAGTTCCAACGTCTACGAGCTTTGCAAATGGCCTTGTCCGGAGTCTTGGCACATGAAATATTGTGCATCTTCATTTGTCCGCGACTGCGGCTACAATAGCTCTTTCTACGCTTGCTGGCCTTGCTACCACGCTTTAGTTTGCTGGGTTTGGTAGTCACAGCAGTCTTTAGCTTTGATCCTGGATTCTCTCTGCGATAAGCATTCACAGCCTTTTGACTCATGCCCGCAGTGCGATCTCGTTTGTTGGCCTTTTGCCAGTCTTCGTTCAGTTGCGAAGTCACAGCAAACACATACAGTTCATCTTCGGTTAGTGATTCTAAGTCCGCCCATACTGCTTCGGCGTCTACACCATTTTGTTCAGCAATACGATCGATAATAGATTCAATAAGATCAAACTCTTCTGTCAAGCCTTCATCGGCATTGGGTTTGTCACGGAGTGGGCCGCCTGTGACCCAGGCATCGCAGGTTCTACGGCTGGCACATTTGAATTTTAAGAACTTACAATAACCCAGCTCACCTGCATCAATAACGCCGGCTGCATCCGCAGGAGAGTCACTGTCGATGCCTTGAGCAATGCAGTCCAAGGTTTCTTCTCGTATGTCAAACGCCGCACAGTTGCCGCATAGGCTTTGTTTGGCTTCCTCTGCTGAGTCCAAGTTCCACTCATCAACTTTTTTCATCCAGAACTTGGTGTTGGGCATGTCTGGGTTCAGCGGCCCATAGCCATAGTCATTGATGGCTTTTTGTCTGTTCTTGAGATTGAGTGTAATGTCTTGTGTAGCAGGAGGGCACTTGTTGTCAGAGTCTTCTGCTATGCTTTCAGCAGGCACACAGTTGTTTACACGTACTCCGCCCTTCATTTTAGTTTTAGGGTTGCCAATCTTTTTGCCTGTCCAGCACTTGGGATCCAAGCGGACTTTTTCTTCTACAATGAATTCGTTAGCTCTCATTTTTTCTTACCTCGTCGCATATTTAGTTGCCACTGTGCCATCCTGCGACGCTCGCCTGTGCTGGATTGAGCAATCTTTTCCAGTTGGCCCAAGGTGGCTTTTTTAGGAATCCCTACTCTGCGACTCAGCCCTTTGCGTCCAGGATTTTTACCATCCGCAAAGTTTTCATCTATCTCTTGTTCCCATACATTTTGTTCAGGACGATGCTTGTCCCAAAATCCAGCACCTGCATCAGTTTGCTGACCACTGCGGCGTATTTTATAGCCTTTGCTTTTTACATAGTCATACATTGTAGCGGCAATACCCTGACCTTGATAGCGTTCTTCTACTTCTAAATCTTGCGGCATTAAGTAATCGCCTTCTTGAACAAATAATACATGTCCAAGTTCGCGGCCGCCTGGCATCATGGCCGTTATTAAAATTTCGTCATCTTCTTTTTCCAAGGAGATTTCTATTCCATTATAATGTTCCATGCCTTCCGCCACACCTTGTTCTACGCTTTCACTTTTGTATGTGGCTCCAGTGCAGACCCAAGCAGGGCCTGTGTATCCTTGAGGGAATGCCTTCAAATGCTGAATAGTTCTATGCCAACCTTCAATCAAATCATAACCGTTTGCTAATTTAGCAACAATAATTGGTTCCGCACTCACACCCTTTTGCTGAATCATTTGTGATTGCAGTGCGTGTCTTTCAGCATCTTTTGGAACTTGAAAAGGATTAGAACTACCACCTTCACGACTTTGAATCATACGCTGAGTTTTTGGTGTAAAGATATCTAGTGTGATGGGAATCTTAGTCAGTGTCCATTTACAATTACCAAAGTCTTGTTGTATTTCATCTAAAAAATCTTCTAAATCTTTTTGATTTTTATTACCTTTTGCCTTGGCATATAAAAAATCTCGTTGCACATATTCAGGCCATTGTGTTCTTGGAAATTTAGACTGAACCCAGGTCCAGAGTTGGTCACGATACTCACTTAGTGAGCCTTCCGCCACCGGTTGTTTTATTCTACTTAATTCGTATATAACTTTGTTGCCAGTGTCTGCACGAAAAGCTCTGAAACCCCATGCTCTAGCATAACGCTGTACTAAACTATCATATAGTCTAGCTCTACTTTGTGCGTTTTGTCCTTGTTCAACTTCTTTACTGGCAGTAAAGGTTATTCTATTAGGAGTATACTTTTTAATAAACGTTTGTATAGCACTTAACACAGTGGCAAACACACGTTGTTGATCGCCTTCACCTGTGACTTCTTGGCTGTTGTTTCTATAGAATTCAACACTCCATGCTTCCTCTTTTGAATCTTTACTAAATCCCTTGTTAAACATAATACTTAGAAAAGTTCCGTCATCTAATCGTGCTATTGCATCCACATCACCAAAGTCACCCTTTTCCCATCGAAGTAGTTCATACGGTTTATCAAATGCTTCTGTCAGACCCTGTGCAATTGCTTCACGGGCCTGGCGTTCATTCTCTACTTTGAATTTTTGTAAGGCTTGATTATCATTAATTTGTCTACGGTCCAATTGTTGCCAAATTGACAAGTCAAATTTGAGAAGTTTTCGTTCTACTGCTTGTGCAAAACTAAGTTCATTATTACCTCGGCCTTGCCAATTAGGTTTCATGCCCCACACAACTGATACAGAATTATCGTAATCGTTGGACAGTGTAATTCTCATACGTTCGCCATAAAATACGTATGTACGTCCTTGCCAAGTAAAGTAAAGATCACCATTACTTGTTTGTCCCGTGCTCCAGCCATGCTTTTTTTGCAGAGCACTAACTGCGGCTTGATCTGCATTTTCCGCCACACCTTGCCGAGTCTGTGCAACAACTTCTGTTATAAATTCACTAGCTCTCATATCAACTCACAATTGGTAGCACAGTAACATCTGCACCATGGCTGTAGCCATTGTCGGTCAACCATTGTGTGGCCACACGGTTAGCATCACGCTGTTGATTGCCTATGCCGGAGAATCGATGCAGTTCATTGCCATCAGAATCTACAATCTTCCAAGCACCTGTAAATGTACCTGGTGTGGCTCGTTGTTGTGCTAGGTCTGCGGTGGATCCTGCAGCAGGTGTAGATGCCGTTTCTTCTGCAGGTTCCACTTGATAGTTGCCATCCCAGTTGTATTCTCTAGCCCACACTGCGGCAAGTTCGTTGGCCTTGGCTCTGGTATTAACTGCAGGACGGAAACGATATACTTCGCGGCCTAACCCGTCAATGATTTTCCATTGTCCAGTTGGGCTTGTGGCAGCACGACCTGCGGCTATTGGCATGTCTATATCAACAATTCCCACTCCACCGACGGTACGTATGCCAAACATACGTTCAGCCTGACCTCGTTGTAGGCTATGTGGACCGTGTTCAATGTAATCATTCAGGCGAACCAATGCCTCTTCATCATTGGTGATTCCATCAGCATCCTCTACTGAGTTGCCAGTTTGTTTGTTGTAAATTTCGTAGCGAACAGTTTTTGCAGATTGTTCATATGGACGCAATGGCTTTGCAGTCATATCATTAGCTGTGGCCCAATCTGGATATTCTGCACGACCTTTTTCAATGGCTTCTTCTTTGCTGGTAGCAACAACTTCAACACTGGCTCCATATCCAGGACGACCTACACTCCACCAGTATTTTTCACCGCCTGTTGGATCTTTCTTCAACTTGCGTTCCAATTGTGCCTGCTTAACAAAACTACGCAAGGCAGCCGCAGGAATCTTGCCTGCTACGTATTCACTGAAGTACTTGATAGTGTCAGAACCTTTGTTGTCCTGTGTCAACAACTTGTACAGTTTCTTCAAGTATTCTTCGCGATACATTTCAGGATTCAGTGCCGCACTCATGGCCACTGTGAAACGCAACAGGGTGTTTTCAATTTGATCAAAGTTTTGATCCAACCAATCGCCGCCAGGGCTACGGAATTCAATGTGTCCATCTTTGGTGTTGATACTGGTGTACTTGCTGGTCACACCCGAATGAATGGCTTTACTTGCCAAACTATCCAAGTTGCCTTTCATTTTGTTTAGTAACCGTTCTGCTTCGTCGGGCTTTTGCCGCACCTGATCACGTACCATTTTTATTGCTGGCTTGGCATAGGTATTGCCAGCACGTCCAAACAAGTCCAGTACATACTCATCGCCCATCAGCAGGGCTAACTTTACAAAGTCCAAGTTCTCTCTGCTGTAGTTGGGCACAGATATGTTGATGTGCAGGCCTGTTGAATCATTGGTGTAGCAACCATATACCTTGGCCCACTTTTTAACCTTGTTCAAGTCACTTAATATATCGTCAATGGGCAAGGGTGGGCTCACAAACTCCAGGCCTACATCATCGCTGTCATCGGCTTCTAAACTGCCATCAGGTTCCACAATATAATGTTGTGCAGTAGGGCTAGGTCTTGTTACCCCGCCACTGTGGTAGTTGCCGCTGGCTCGAACGTCACGTCCTATTGCATCTTGGAATTCGTTAGCAACATCTTCGATACTGGCTTCGCCACCACCCTGTTGTTCAAAATGGGGCCAACTCATGTTGTATTCACGTTCAATGTCTGACATGCGATTCAAATCTCGATCTTCTAGCCATTCTGATTCTAGGTCTGCATTCTGATTAAAATCTTCTTGTGCAGATTCACGTGCCGCATCGTACCAATAGTTGCCATAGCTTTCTTCTATTACTTTTTCTGTGGCATCGCGATATGCTTGTTTGTCTGCTACATATTCGCCGTCTACGCCGGGCTCTGTGCCTAGTATTTCTGCAATTTCATCTGCACTGGCGTTTTCTTTAAGGTAATTGTAGACAAATTCTGATTCGTCGCCGTCCCATCGAGTATCAAACGACTCACTTAACCATTCGTAGTATTCATCCTGCATCCGGTCACGCAGTCTAGTGACATCGCCGCGGCTGTTGTAATCGCCATCGTAGAAGAAATCATAAGCCTCCTGTATGCTACTAACACCTTCATCGTAACTGTAATCTGCTTCCATTTGACCGTCGTCATCGCCGCCTTCAACATTGGGCACAATCATTTCAAATTCCATGCCGGCAATGGCACCGGTCTTGGCAGCTTCGCGACGTAGGCTGCCTGTGCTCATGTTGATTTCAAACAGCATGTCATCAATGCCTTCGGCAATTAAATCTTCATCAGTTTTGGGTTGATGTTTGTCTGTGACATCTTCGCCACCTTCTACATCAGGATCGATGTCGTGTGTTTTTAGTCCCAGGCGTTTGAACTGTTTCAAGTAGCCCTGTTCTGCTTCATCGCTGGGGAAAACAACAACTGTTTGTGGTGGACCTTGATTGTAATTTTCCGGTTTGGCATCATCCAAGTCAGATATGTCCATGCCCAACTGATACCAGTCAGTCAGGTCTTTAACATCAATTTTGGTTGTGCCTGCGGGAAATTGTGGTGGAAACTCTGGACCTGTTGCTTCTTGATTGCCCAGTTCATCTTCACGTTCTCCGGGCACTTGACTCAAGGGTGTGGAGTTGTATCCATAACTTTTGTTGGACGTACGGCCAGTTTCTTTAAACTCGCGCAGTGCATTGGCCAAGCCGGTCATTAACAAGCCCGGATGTCCTTGACTGTCAGTTTTTAATCCCAACTTGTTTGCTTCTTTACCCACTGCACCCGGACGCACATCTTGTGTCAGAGCCATGCTAAAGCGTGGGTCTCGAGCCTGCTTCTTTGTGGGAATGTATCCTGATGCTTCTGCTAACTCATCTGCTTGCCCGGCAGCAAAATGTTCCGGGTGTAGTTTGGCATAGTCACGCATGAGTACGCCGGCACGAGCATTGGCTTCGTTTTCGTATGGACTGCCAGTTTCCCCTGCATCTGGTCCCATATCACTGCCATCACGTTCGTGTTGATGCTTGTGTGTGAGTTCATGAGCCACTGTGCGCAACACATCCATGATGTGTCGCTGACCCCAGGCCACTTCTAACATTTTTTCATCGTCGTTATACCGGCCAAATGTTTTGTGCCGCACAGGCCATTGTGGATCCTTGCGCAAGCGAATGCGTGGCATCTGTTCAATCGTTAATTCTGCAACACAAAACTCCACAAAGTCTGTAAGTATGTCTTCGTCTGATTTGGGTTCTTCATTCAAGAACATCTGTGTTGTGGGACTTACTCCGTCCCATGAAGCGCCAACATCTTCTGTGGCTTTGAATCCGTAGGTGAATCTAAATGGTTTATCAATTTCAATCGTGCGTTCTTTAAGACTCAGTGCTCGATCTTTGGCAGCGGTTCTGGCATCATACAGTTTTTGTATCACACCCTGCGACCGCAACATCTTGTACGCAATGTTTTCTGGACCCAGTTCACCGTGCTGATCAAGACCAGCTTGACGCATCTTTTTAATCTTGGCAGCAGTGTTGGTCAAGCGTTTTAGACTGCCAGATTTTACTGCTGATTCAATGCGATGTTTGATCACATCGTACTTGCTCTTTACCGCAGTGTCGTTTACTGTGGAACGTTTCTTAAGTGGAATGTTGATCCAGTCGTTGTTCAGCACACTGAATATGCCTTGACTGACTGCTGATTTGTTGGCGTTTTCCACATAGAGTTCTACATCGTAGCCACCAATTTTAATATTGTGTGTTTCGTTGTACTGAAACTTTTTAGCATCAAACAGCTCGCGATACACTTCACTCACATCTGCTTCAGGCAAATCAACTACCAGGTGCAGGTCAATATCACTATGTGGAGTATATGTATAACCAGCATTGCTGCCGGACAAGGTAATGTCTTTGAGGTTTAGATCTGTAAGTCCAAGACTCTGTTTAAAGTCTTCGGCAATTTGTAACAGTTTAGCCCGCACCTGTGGGCGCATTTTATTAGCCTGCCAGATACGTGGATTTAACTGTTCGTTGAATTTCACAGCGTCGGCGAGGTTATAGGAATCTAATTCAGAAATATTCATGATTGTAATATTTAGCGCAAATAAAAAAGCCACTGGGTAAAGTGGCTTTTGGATTGGCTATTAAACTAGCAGTTTATTTCTTTTTACTGGCTTTTTTACTCGATGCCAACACTTTAGTTTCGGCTGGCGCAGGCACGGCAGCGGCTCTAGCGGCAGCCTGTCTTGCTTCCACCATTGGCGTAACATCAGTGATCAGTTTCTCTTGTGCTTCGTGAGCAAATGTGTACGTGCCGGTGTGACGCAATAAAACACGTTTGTCAACCCAAACCCGACCGCCCAAGTCACGCCAGTTTTCACAGAATGTCCAGTCTTCCGAATAGTAGCGATTTTCACGCACTGCTGTGTCAAAGTAGGTTTTCATGTAGGGATTGAGTTCTACTGGCAGGCCAATGTCGTTGATAAACGGCTTGGTTGCAGGGTGTGCATTCAACTTGTCAAACACATGACGCTTGACCAAGAAGAAGCCTGTGCCTGTTTTAGACACTTCTTGTAAGCCGTCAGCGCCTTCTTCTGCACCGTCAAATCCGTTGACGCACCACTTGATTGGAAGTGACTTCATTGGGTACAATCCGCCAATAACATCCACGTCACGATTTAACATGACCAACAGGTGCCATGGCTCCCAGCCAATGTCCGCATCAACGAACATCAAGTGTGTTGAATCAGGATTGGCCAAGAACTTGGCAACCATTGTATTACGAGCACGACTGATCAAACTTTCGTTTGTGAGTGTTTCCATGGTCCAATCAATGCCCAATTGACGTGCAGTATTTGACCATTTGATGTAGCTCATAAACGTTGACTCAGTCAACATACCGCCATAACATGGCATACAAATGTGAACACGGGTGGTTTTCAAGTAGTCAACATTTACTTGAATTTGTTGTTGTTGCCCGCCCACTTGTTGTGGTGTTGAGGGTGTTTCTGTGGTGGGTACAACATCTGGCATTTTGCCGGTTACGTTTTGTTCGTCAGCCATATTTTCCTTAAAAAGTTAGTCAGATATTTACTAACTTTGCTTGCGGGTGTGATTTTTTTGAGGTTAAATTTCTACTGTGATTAATTCAAATTCGTCAGCACGATCTTCGTAGCCAACATAACCACGTGGGTTACACACGATACGTGTAGAACCAATCCGGTAGTCAAACGGGTGATGTGTATGTCCGTGTGTCCACAGCCGGATCTGCGGATGATCCAGGATATAATCATTCATATCACTACTGTAGCCGCCGTTCATGATTACATCATCTGCATAGCGTGGATGTGTGCTTAACTTGCTGGGACTATGATGTCCACAAACTACAAACTTCTGTTCTGGGTTGCCTTCGATGATTTGCTGAATATAGCCTCGGAATTTTACATGTTCTTCCATGGCATCTTCGGGACTAAACTTTGCAGTACGAGTCTTGAAGATGGGTTTTTCACGGTTGTCTACTCCGTTGATTTGCTCATAGTTCTTGTAGTTTACAACTCGGTTGGAGTTTTCAACACAGCGGAAGTCGTTCATCATGCTGGTCATGTGATACAGAGTTATTCCGTCACCGTTGTTCATGTCTGTCCACAGTGTGCCGCCAATAAAGGTAACATCACCAATGATTCGAATTTCTTTTTCCAACAGGTACACATTTGGCAAGTAACTGAGTACGTCTTTTAAGTGCGTTTCTGTGCGAGCAAAGTCACCGTTGTAGTGCTCGTGGTTGCCCATGATGTAAATCACATGCGGGAACTGTGCAGAACATCTTTGCATAAAATCGTGATAACGATTACTTCGGTAATCTGGACCCATGATTCCGTGTGGATCACGTTGCGTTATATCCTTGGCCACAAGAATATCACCAGATAGAATCAATACTTCTGCGTTGTTGTTGTTGGTTAGATCTAAGTCACCAAATTCTAGGTGAACATCACTTGCTATTGCTATCTTCATACTCAATACTCCGAGCGATTAGCGATTATATGTTTTTTCGTCTATATAATCAGGGTTGATGTGTGTAAAGTCAGCGTCAATGCTGTTTACTTGTTTTTCTAATTGTAACACATTCTCCAGCCACTCCACAACCTTGACATTGCCGATCTGACGCGATTCGCGAATATAATTTTGGGCTTGCTCAGAAATGCCCAATTTCTTATCAAACACTGCACGAATTGCCGAATCTGGTTGACCATACAAGTCAGCAATCACTTGATCTTTGTCACGGTCGTTGCCTTTGAGATACATTTTGCGTATTTCGGATGCAGAGTTAGCATCAACGCCATTTACTTTAAAGTTGATAGTGGGAGTGATCACAACGTAGCCATGTTTGGTCATGGGCTTTATTGACTTTTTATTCTTGGGCAATGGTTGTAGATAACCTAGGGAGCCATCTTTTTTAGGAGCAAAATTAAAACGTTCGGCATCCTTGGCGCTTACAGCAAATATCAGCACTGTATTTTTCTTTTCTTCATCAGGGATAGCACTGGTAATTTCAACAGCTTGATATGGATTTTTTACGTTGACAATGCGACCAGCCGGAATACCCAGTTTAGTCATCATCATTACTTTATCAGAATAACTAAAAGGACTGGTAACAGGTGCTTGTACACCACTGGTAGCAATAAAAATGCTGTCGTTGCTAAACTGTTTGTTCAGCCAATCATAACTGGCCTTATGGCCTTTATGGAATGGGTGGAAACGTCCTGGGTAGATTACTAGATAATTCATTATAGCATATTTATGCTTACATGTTTTCTAGTAGCCACAGGTAAATTGGTGTTGTAAACCGTAAACTCACATGGCCATTGCAGCCCATATCGCCGTAAAATTTGTCTTCAACAGGTGCTTGTGATCCGTTAAAACTGTGATGATACACACTTTGGTCAACAAACACCTGTCCTAATTTAATGTCGTCAAATGCAATATTAGCAATGGACAACATTGCATCTTTGGTAATATTACCGTTGTCGTCTATAACGGTGTGCTCCGGAGTTTTATTTTTCATCACGAACTTAAACTCATGTTCGCCGTCGTCGTCGAGAATTTCTAAACTCACAGGAGTTAGGTTGTTTACGTGGTCGATTGAAAGGAGTGAAACATTGTCTAGTACCACTTCAAACCCCAGAGCAGAAGTGTAGTCAGAGGAAGTGAGGTCAAATGTTACTGTTATTTTATCCATGATAATGCCTTAGTATGAAACTGAAACGTTGTTGATGTAAGCAGGGTTATTGTCGTATTCTTCAAAACTGGTTACCACTGCTTTTAACCAGGAAAAATTGCCGGTTAAATTAACAGGGTATCTAAAGTCTGTTGCTGGTGTAGATCCATCACCGTATTCAAACACATCGAACCAGTTGGCGTCTGCGGGATCAAAATCCAAGGTTGCTTGCAAAGTTATCTTGCCCGGAAAGTTATCAACAGTAATAAACACAGTTTCTAAACTGCCTTGTCCTTGATAATAGCCCACTGCTTTAACAGGATTGCTTTCAAAGTCAACAGTACTACCATCATAGTTGCCGCTGGGAGTGCCGGTCACTAGGTCGCTTAATAATGTCAACGTTGTGATAGTCATGTTATGCTCGTTCCGCTTCTACAACAACCCCTGCACCAGCAAGTTCTTCTGCTACACTTTGTAGTGCTGTAACAATGTCTGCTGTGGCAATTTCGATGCCAGCATCTGTATCTTTGACCAATTTTGATAGTTTGATCACAACTATTTCTTCGTGTATTTTTGCCATAGTATATTACTTATGATTTTATGATCTGAATTGTGTTTTTTATCAAGCCGGGATATACCAAACTCAACATGGTCATCCAGCCAGTGTCCGTGTGATCCACAAAATAGTAAGATTCAGTCCAGCCTCGCCAATTAGTGTGCAATGTCCAGTCCCGTAACCCAGGGCTTAGTCTGATACCTTCTTGCTTTTTCAACAAGTTGCTGATTGATCGTTTTTGCTGTTCGTTTACCACCACTGATCTCAAGTAGGTGCGATGCGTGTATGCAGATTCTTTAAGACAGATAGTGTCTCTGGGACGATCAATCACTGCTTGTGTGTAGGTTAGATAACTGAGCCCTGACACTGTGTCTGTTATTTCAGAGAACAGTTCGGGATCATTGGTGTACACACGTACTTGATTGTATTCTATCACCACTTTGTGTTGATGTTTGGTGTTGATCAACACATCACACATGCTGTGTAAATTTTTTACCGCGTCATCTGTGATGGCTCGGTTTGCAGAATAGTAATCTTGTAGTTTGTTTACCCACTCTCTACGTACTGATACAACGTGATCAATTGCGTCATGGTCAAGTTTACGCAGGCAACCTGCTTCTCGCAACCGGCCGTACATGCAGTATCGATATTGATCGTAAAACAACCGATCTTTACTTACATCATTGAATGTTGGGATTGAATTGGTCAATTACAATGTATCCTTCGTCATTGACAACAGGTATGGTCAATGTTGATGTGGTTGTGAATTCCACTGCGTCATTGACCATACCAGCATGAATTGCACAGTCAGCAATCTGATCAAACAAGATGCGCTTGCTCAATGGCACACAAATCAGTTCGTCAATTTTGCGACCCAATGGACGAGCACCCATCTTGGGATCGTAACCTTTGTCTGCCAACATGTCGATCACATCTTCAGCAAAGGTAAGACGAATGTTCTTGCTCAGCAATGTTTCCTGCAACTCTGCTGTGAACTTGACCACAATCTTCTTGATGGCCAATTTGTCCAACTTGTTGAACTTGCACACTTTGTCAATACGATTACGCAGTTCTGGTTTGAAGAACTCTTTCATGGCACGATCTTCCTCGCCACTCTTTTCTAACGATTGACCAAAGCCAATGTTGTTGTTTTCATTGTCTCTAGCACCTAGGTTCGAAGTCATGATAATGATACAGTTCTTGACGTCAACTGATTTGCCACTGCTGCCAGTGATCCGGGCCTCGTCCAGCATCTGCAACATGATGTTGACCACATCTGGGTGTGCCTTTTCAATTTCGTCAAACAACAAAATACTGAACGGATGCTTGGAAATATCGCTGATCAACTTGCCGCCACCCACATTGCCGTCGTCGAAGCCCACATATCCAGGAGGTGCACCAATCAAACTGGCAATGCTGTGCTTCTCTTGGAACTCACTCATGTCATATTTCAGCAGGTGCATGTCGAGATTTTTACTCAGCAGTTTGGCCAGTTCTGTTTTACCTGTGCCGGTTGGACCTAGGAACAAGAAACTGGCCACAGGCTTTTTAGCATTGCCAATGCCGGAGAAGTTGATATAAATGCGTTCTAGCACAGTGTCAATGGCTTCGTCTTGTCCGTACAGGAACTGCTTGATGTTGCCTTCGAGCTCGGTAACTTTGGTACTGCGTTCGTTTTGTAATCTATCCAACGGAACCCCTGTGACACGACTGAGTTGTGCCATGATCATGTCACGGTTGATAGTGACTGTGCCTAGGTCTTTGACCCGCTCTCCAGCACAAGCGCCATCCAACAGGTCAATTGACTTGTCAGGATTCTTGCGATCATGAATGTAGCGTCCACTTAGTTCCACAGCCGCTGTCATTGCTTCTGTGTCAATTAGCACATTGTGGAATGTTTCTAACCGGGGGCTAATGCCAATTAAGATTTGTTCAGTGGTTTCTGCATCGGGCTCACCAATGTTGACTCTGTGGAATCTGCGCATCAACGCACGATCCTTTTCAAACGATTCGTAGTATTCTTCCCAGGTGGTACTAGCAATCACTTTGATGTTGCCTTTGGTGATGGCCGGCTTGATCATGTTGGCAAAGTCCAAACTGCTGGAGCCACTGGTGCCTGCACCCATCATGGTGTGTGCTTCGTCAATGAACAAAACACAGTTCTTTTTGGTTTCCAGCGCGGCAATAACGTCCTTGAACTTTTCTTCAAATTCGCCGCGATACTTTGAACCTGCTAGTAAGGATCCAATTTCTAATCCCCAAACTTCAGAACCTTTAAGGAACTCTGGAACACGACCTGCGTTGATCTCCTGTGCAAGCCCGTCAATGATGGCAGTTTTGCCCACGCCAGGGTCGCCTACCATCAACACGTTGGCCTTGAACTTGCGAGCCAACACAGTGATCATTTCTTCAAGTTCAGTGGCTCGACCAATCATGGGCTCTAACTTGCCGTCGGTTGCCATCTTGCTTAGATTTGTACAGTGTTGATCCAGTATCTCGTTTGCACTTTCGTTGCTGAGACCTTTTTCTGGTGCGCTGTGATTCTTTTGATAGAACTCAGCAAACTCAGTTTTGTGAACGCCATACTTCAACAAGAAGTAGTGTGCATGGCTGTTGTTTTCTGCCATCATTGCTAGATATAAATCCAACAGTGTAATTGCTCTGCGACCGGTAAACAGTACCTGCGTCAATGCACGATTAAACATACGCTCAAGGCCATTTGTTTTTCGTGGTGTGTAATCTTCTTTGCTGGTTAGTAAACTAACCTGACTCAGGATGTATGCACTGAGTTCGCCTTCGAACTGTTCAACGGCTGTGCCGTATTTGGTCAACACCGATCGAAACGGTGCGTATTGAATCATGGCCATCAATACATGTTCAGTTATTACATAAGCATGGTTGTGGGCTTTTGCAATAGCAACAGCATTGTTAACAATCTTTTCAATTTCAGGATTATTTTGCATCTTTTCCTTTTGTGGTTCGTGTATATATTATTATACAGCAATTTGTTTTATATATCAAGAGGTAATTGTTCGTTTTTGCTCTATCATGTCCAGCAGATCTTTTGGTATGTCTTTGGGAATCACTGCCTGTATTTGAACCAGCATGTCTCCAGGGCCTGTGCGTCCGGGCAATCCTCTGCCACGTAATCTCAGTCGAGCGCCAGGCTGTGTGCCTTTTGGCACAACAATGGTTATCTCGTTGCCGAGCAGGTCTTTAACTGTGGTTTCAGTGCCTAGTATAAGATCCCAGATGTTTACTTCGTGGTCAGTCAACAGGTTTGATCCTTGTCGACCCCAGGTTGAACTGGCAGCAATTCTAAAAGTTATCACAAGATCACTGCTGTGTGGTCCAATGCCCCGGTACTGAACACTGTCACCATCGTTGATGCCCACAGGTATTTCTATTTCTACTGTGGATGCTCCAATGCCAATTGTGCGTTTGCCACCTGTTGCTACATCTGCCAGAGTAATGGTTAAGTTTGCACGACTAACTGCAGGCTGTTGGCGTTGTTGACGCTGTCCAAACTGTGTGCCAAAAACATTAAAGATAGTATCAAAATCAAACTGTGGGCCACCTGCCGGATTAAAGTTGTTGAATTGTGGTCTGGGATTGTCATACTGTTGTCGTTTGGCGCTGTCGCCTAAGGTATCGTAGGCAGCTTGTATTTCTTGAAACTTGGCAGTATCTCCACCTTTGTCAGGATGATGCTGGCTGGCCAACTTACGAAAAGCCCGTTTGATTTCATCTTGCGTGGCAGTTCGGCTCACGCCCAAAGTTGAATAGTAATCTATCATGAAAAAAGTCCTGTACAGTTAATTATACAGGACTTGCAGGGTCGAGTCAATTACTTCTTAACAGGAACTTCGTGTCCTTCTAGCTTCTTGTGTACTTTGACTTCTTTGCAGTTTTGTTTGACTTTTTTGGTTTTTGGATCAATCACATCTCGGCCTTCTTTGTCTTTGACATCAACACAAACTCGAGTTTTTTCTTTTGGTTCTTCAGCCACTGCAAATTGACTACCTAGGGCCAATGCTAATGCTAATACGATTTTTTTCATTTTGTTTTTCCTTTATTTTATCCAATCATTACAGCCGAGTATAATGTGTACCTGTCTTTATTTATATTGCGTATATTGTGCAGTGTGCCAGCACCGTTGAGAAACATAATGCCTTTGTTACGTTGTCCGGTCATTGTGTAGTAGGGGTCTGGCGTAGTGATATCAAACAGTTCGGTTCCGGTATCGTTGTCAGTTAAATTAACAATCATCTGTAGAATAATATGATTGTTGTCACAGTGAGTGCCCATTGCAAATCCCGGAGCATCATGATTTATAACAGTTACAGTTTTTGTGGAATTGACATAGTAATCAAGATTTTTGTGCCAGAGCTTTCTAAAATAAGCCTTGCCTGTGTCTATATCTGTCTGTGTTGCGGCATGAAGAAATTCTGCACGTTGCCTACTAGGCACCTGTAATAGTTCTTTCAACATATCTGACTTGCAATCTGCATGACACTGTTTTCGTTGGTGACTGATAGCTGATGTTGTATTATCAACCCAGATGTCTGCGCAAAGTAATTCATTTGAACAATCAGGAGCATCAACTAGTTCAACTTCCCAAAACATACTATCATACATGCCATTTAAGTGGCTTGGCTGTAGCACTTTATGTATGCGTCGTTGGCCTAGTTGTATATGCATCAGCGTTCCGGGAACGGTGGAACAACAGGTGCTGTCTTGCCACCCCAGCCTGTTATTATTTCTGTACTTGCTGGCGCTCCAAATCCTGTTGACGTACTTGCAAATCCTGCGCTTGAAGGTTGCGATCCCCAAGCATGTGTGACTGTTGTTGCTGTTGGTGCACCAAACGTACCAAGCCCGGACTGCGGTGTTGATCCAGGTATTTGATATGTTGAACCGACATTTGATGGTAAGTTGATTCCGCCATTGTTGGCTCCTCCAAGTTTTTCCTGTGTACGACCATACGCCGCAATACCCAACACAGCACCCATGGCAATGTGATACAACCCAGCGCCTTGCAAGGTGATAGGTTGCCACTGAACGTTGACCTGTCCTTTTGAAATACTCTGTAGCACTGACCACAGCACTGGAAATATCACAAAGTCAGCAATACAGGTCAACATGTAACTCCATCCCATCATGGGACGCCATTTTGAATTCATCCAGTCTTCTTTTTTCTTTTCACTCTCACTCATTTTTTGTGTCATATCTGGCTCCGTATTATAATTTTAAAACCACAGCCAATAGCCCTGGGCCATCAGCACTAATCCCAATGCACCAACGCCTAAACTGGCCTTATACATTTTGTTGTTTACCGACAAAATACTAGCACTCAACAGCACAATAGCCAGTTGAAACAACATGCCGGAGAATGTTAGCCATGGGCTGTGTGCTCTAGCCGCTTCACGTGCGGCATCTTGTGCTCGTGCCTTGGCCAGTAATTCTCGTTTGCCTTCGCCTGTGTCAGGTTCGCTTTCGTATCTAGCAATCTTGGCTTCTAGTTTCTCAATACGTTCTTTGTCAACGCCTTTTTTAGCTTCTTCTAATTGTCCTTCGGCCAGAGTCTGTTTGATACTTTTGCTCTGATAGAATCCATAAGTGTTGCTGGCCTGTAGCAGGTTGGTCTGTGCTGTGCTTGAAAAGCCATTGGCAAGATATGTGTTGGCAGCCAAAAATAAGGCCATAAACACAATGACCAGGCCGGCTTTGTCTTTGATCTGTGCTTCACGCTCTGAACGCGATAGGGGTTTGTTTTCTTCAGCCATTTCATTAATCCTTTTTAATCACGGCCATCACACGAGCCTGTATGCGTTTTGCAAAGTCCGGTTGTGGGAAATTCCAACCAATGAATGCTCCTACGGCCAACCAAAATAGTGTTTCCAACATGATTTATGCTCCTAGTATATGTAATGCGTGTTCAGTATGCTTGATGCGATCTTCTAAGCCAATATAACCACCGTTGATGGCTCGTGTCAGGCCCTTGGTATCATTTGCATCAGCAAATCTATTTAAGTTATTTTGTTCCCAGAAGAAACAAGCACTCTGTGCGGCACCTTCGAATGTGGCCAGATACTCGGCAGCTTCTTCTACTGAAATACCCAGTGATCCTGCAAAGAATGTGTAGTTGTCCTTACCAGTCAACTGAATCAATCCACGACCACAAAAACGCCAGCCATCGCCAGACGCTTCGTCGCCATTGCCCATGCGGTTGGCATAGACTCTGTTGGCAATTTTTTCAGGCTTGTTGGCGTATTGTTGTGCCAGTTCAGCAGTGGGGAAATACTTTTTAAACACTGTCATCAAACTTGCGGCCTTGTAGTTTAGATTTTCTTTGATAAAAACAAAATTACCTGACTCGTGTGCGCACTGTGCTACAAAGTGTGCCACACGCAGGGGTGTGTTGATTTCGTAATCATCCAGCAACTGGTCCAGTGCTTCGTGCCAGTGCGTGATGTAGGGATTCTTGACCATTTGTTTTAGTTGGTCTAGTGCTAGTATACTACTCATTTAACGGCTCCTTCAAATATATTCTTTTGTATCTGATACCACTGTTGCCAAGCATCTGCTTTCACAGCGCACTCATAGTATGTGCCATAGTTGATGGTTACTGTTCTTGCAACATCACTTAACACAGGTGCATCTTTTAATTTTTCTAAATTGGGACAACGTTCTAAAGAGTTTAGCCCAGGCGGTTCAGGAAACCGTGCAGTAACTGGTACTGCGGTTGAGCATCCTGCAAGTGCGACAAGTACGGCCAAACTAACTACAACACTTTTGCTACTCATTTCCTATACCTTTTACTTTCGGGTGCCATTCCCCAGGATGCGTCTTCGGCTGCCACTGCGGGTGGTTTTGCTGTGGCCGTCTGGTATCCAGAGAAACCAGTTTTACTAAAGTTTGTAACAGGCGCGGCAGATTTCTTTGGTGCCAATAACCCACCGTAGGTTACCTTAGACGGTGCACCTGCTGTGGTAGATGTTGCTTGAGGAGCCGCTGGTTTAGCAACTGGTGCGGCTGGTGCGGCTGGTGCGGCTGGTGCGGCTGGTGCGGCTGGTGCGGCTGGGTTAGCAACCGGAGTCGCTGGGTTAGCACCCGGTACACCAGCAAACGGTATCTTCATTGTTCCGTAAACTTGCTTGACAGAAGCAGATGGCACACCTGCATCTTGCATCACTTTGGCCACAGCCTCACTGTCAGTTGGGTTGCCTGCTTTCTTCCATGCTTGTAATAGTTTGTCAGCAGTGATTTTGGTTGTCAAGTTAGCGCCTTTGGTCTTGGCCCAGTCAACTGCTGAACCAACTGCTTTACTGGCAGCACCTTTGACACTATCCCAGATTCCTTCGTCAAGTTTGCGTTGACGTTCGAGGATCTTGCCAATCACCAAATAGATTTGGCTTTCAGTTAAATCGATACTTTCATTGACGCCGGCTGCTTTTGCTACAGCCGCTTTACCTGCGGCCATTGCCGCTTGCTTAGCCGCTTGGATCATATATGGACTGTTGCCTGCTCGCGCCATTCCCTTAGCTAGTGTCTGTTGAAATTCAGGAGTAGCCATTATTTGATCTATAGTGATTCCAGAAACATTACCAGCAAAATCACTCACTGCGCTAGTTGCAACATTAGAGGCAGCATTTGCGGCAGTACCTACCGCTGAGCCGCCACCGTCTTGTAGTTGTTGCATTAATTGGGCACGAACTTGCTTTGTTAAAAGGTCTTTGCCCATCTGTGTTAGACCTTCACCGGTAGCACCTACAATGTTATCTGTTAAATCCAATACATCATTATAACTGTTTACCCCATTAGCGGCAATAAGTTCTTTCACTGAGTCATTTGCGGCTTTAAATGCGGCATCTTGTGCGGCTCTAGCCGAAGCAACACTACTAGCGGCTGTACTTACATCTGGTGTGCCTTTAATCAAGTCGCCAATCTTACTAGCACCGTAAGCCATTGCGCCTGTTTTAGCACCTGAGTATGCGGCACTGGAGAACTTCTCACCTTGCAACAACTTGTCTACCAGTTTGAACAACCCAACAGCGGCTGCACCACCAACTCCCGCGGTGCTGATACCAGCGGCAGCAATCAATGCTGAATAGATTAAACTCTGTGCAACAGGATGCTTCTTAGCAAAGTCTCTGTACTTTTGTACATATTTCATAGCACCCTGGTCGCCACCGGTTGCTTGCTTTAGTTTCTCGGCGGCACTATCATACATGGCATCAACGTTCTTGATGGGACCAGAGTTCTGTACTTTGGTCTTTAGTTCTTCCCATGCTTGACCAACAGCACTGGCAGCATCTTTGCCTTGGCCAATCAAGGTACGATTGCCGCCTGCGGCAGTGGCACCTTGTTCTACTTGTTGGAAGATTTGATTAATTTGATCAGCAGTTAGTTGTGCTTCAGAAATTCTTTGTCCAGCATTTTCCCACAACTTGTATGTGCGTGTTTCTGTAATCATTACTTTTGTTGTGCGATTGCTCTCACTTACTTTCTTGGGCAATGATTTATAATTTTGTTTACGATCAGCACCGTGAAATTCCTTGGCAACGTCCGGACTGATACCAACTTTCCGGGCAAACTTGGGATTGTGTGCGGCTGCTGCCATTGTGCGGAACTGTGCTTGGCTGGTGCTCTTTTCATCTAGTTGTTCTTCAGCTAGGCCGCCTGCTTGTGCATCTTGGTCGGCCATTCGAACAGTTTCTGCGTCACGTCGTTGATCAGCCGCTTGTGATTGCCAACTGTCGGGATTGTCGGCTTGATCTTCAACCATGGCGGCCCTGGACGCCGCTACTCTAGGTGTTTCGTTTATAAATTCATTAAATTTCATTTCTTAGGTCCTTCTGCGGCATCATTGTGTGCCTTGATAAATTCTCGAGGTATTTCACAAATACCACCCGGCATGAACTTGGTGTCGTATTTGATTACTTCTCGATCCACGTACTCTCTTACAACTTCTGTACGACCACGAATGTACTTGATTGTTTCCTTGGTTTTGGTTTCTATTTCTGTGTTGGCAGCCGCAGATTGTTCTTCAGCAATTTTTAACTTGGCTTCAACTTCTGCAACCTTTGCTTGCCAACGGTCATCAGCGGCTTGGCCGCCTAGCATCCAGGCACCAATGACCAACAACACAACGCCTGCCAACTCAGCAGGTGTTCGGTACAGGGCAACCCCGGGAATCCAACGCACTGCTTTGCTGGCTAAAAATAGTCCAAATCCGCCTGCGGCAGCGGCCCAGGCCATGAGTACAAAAATAAAATCCGGAATTAAACTAAACATCCATGCAAGTTGCGACATACGTATACCTTATATGTACGTATTTAGCAAGTGGCATATTTACTGTAACCCTATATTTTTTATGTGTTAATACTAGTAAACAAACAGTTTTTGATCACCGCGATCTGGAAACAAATCAATTTTGGTATCTTGTCTGCGTATATCTAAAGTGATACAATGCAATCCACCATCCCAAAATGTTCTTGTTCTAAATGGCATTGCATGTGCGGTAACTCCGTGTTTTTCTAACTCTCGAAATACGCCTTCATTTTCGCCCACCATCAACACATTGTGCTCATCAATTACCAAACAGTTGACTTCGAAGTAAGTTTCTGTATAGTCTCCTACCCAATCTTGAGCATGTTTAATCACGTGATCGTTAAATTTTGCTGATTCGACAATGCTGGGCAAATACCACTTGCCATTACTAACAGGACCTTTTCTCCATGCAAGCGTGTGCTTGGAAAATTCTGGTTGGCTTATGTTGATACAATCCCATCCAGGAAATGTACGTTCATAGTCTGAAAAATATTCACTGGTCAGCAACACTCCAGGTTTGATCACAGCAAAACACGCATCCACGTGGCCGCCATTGTTTAATACATGCAACCGATAATCTTTAAAAGTTTGCTGTACATATTCAACATCTATATCACCTTCATTCCAGTGAGTGTCTAGATAGAGATCACGACCAGCACGTACAGTGTTAGCGCCGCATATATGAGTGACCGCAGGAACATTGGGACGATTGAATATAAGGCTGGCAGGATCCTGTGAGTATTCAGCAACAGCGTCGGCCCAGGGCCGGTGGAACCAAGGGTGTCCATACAATGTGTTACCAAAAACTAAAAAATGATCACGCGGTGTGATCATGGGCTTGCGCAATTGCCCTGCACTGGTGGGATGGGTAGGGTGTTCCAAAAAATTTTCAATGCGATCATATTGGGGTCTGCGCACTTGTACACCGAACTCTTCTAACTTGCGTTGTATTACAGTGAGATCTTCTTGGGTCTTTTCTGTGATTTCATAAAAGATATCACGCACTTCAGATTCCAAATGGTCATAAAAATGTGCAGGATAACAATCTCCCAACCAGACTTCTTCCAGGCAACCCCAGTTGGTAAAACTGTTTATCTTTGGCAGTGTCATTTAAGTCCCATGCTTTTTCGTATGTTTGTAGCACTGATACTGTGGGTTGATTCATCAAATGACTCTTGTTCAATTTTATAGCCCACGTCACGTCCGTAGGTGATGTTTACAATGTTAGGAACAACCTGTATTTCGTATTGTCCTTGATACACCATGTCTAGATCTCTGCGTATATAATTCTTTACTTGTTCAATGGCAAATGGGTTTGAACCTTGCCATCCTTGACAGTCGCGAATTTGTATAACAACCTGCCCTGTTTTGGCAATGGCACGGTCAAACAGCGCACGATGTCCTGCATGCCAAGGTTGCCAACGTCCTAGCATTTGCACAGTTTCTCGTTGCCAATCAAACACAGGTCTACGACGGTTGTCTAAGATATGTGCGGCAATGAACTCACCCCATTTCTCACTGTGCTGTTCTGTAATTCTAAAATCATAAACTTCAGGCGGAACAAAGGCTCGGTTAGTGTCTTCGTATCTACCTTTGTCAATGGTGTCAACCCACACTGTCCAGTCTGCTTTGAAGTTATTGCGCATTTCCACCAACGGAGCAACAAAGTCACAGATGACATAATCAACATCGGTCATCGTGTCTGCCAATGATCGCATACGTAGACTTTGTCGAATACGGCCTGCTTCGCTAAAGTCCCAGTCATTGTATTCTTTGCGTACATCGTCGGCATTTAACCAATGAACTCGTTTCTTTTCGTTTTGCAAATGCTCGAGTATGTGCTGTGCCAGATATGTTTTGCCGGCTCCTGGTAAGCCCATGATTAAAATACGTTGTGGCATGTTATTTCCATTTCCTTGAAGTGTGTTTTGCTAGATCATCTGTGGCATGATGCGCCACAGGTTGAAAGTATTTACTGTTGGTATCATCCACTAGAATATTTGTCAACTGCGGATGTTCAAAATCCATTGGGAATTCCAACTGCTTTGCAATCTGCCGCAGGTAATCTTCTCGGTACAAGTGTAGCAATTCATAACTTAAAAACACAGGATCCCAGGTGCGTAGTTTTTCATACTCAGCAAGTGCAATGTCAACTGTGGGCTCGCCACGCACACGAGTTTGTTGATAATTTAGTATGTTGCAATCTCGTCCGATCACAGCAATCTTTACACAGATACCCAGGCCCATAGCAGTGGCAGCAAAACGTACAATGTTGGGCACAGTGCGCTCGCCGTTGAGCATGTAAGGTGTGCTTACACTGGTGACAAAGTAATCACAGCGGCTCCAGTCAAAGTCTTTGAGTAAATCAGGATTTTCCCAGTACTCGGCAAAGGGTTCTTGATCATGCCCTATCCAGTATTCATGCAACAACTTATGCCAACCGTGTACATCAGGATGCAGGGCAAATATTTTTGACCATAAATGATTGCCAGACCCCTGTGGGCCTGTTAAAATTACGAGTGTTTTTGCCACGTGATTTTATTCCAAATTCTTTCGTGTATGTAATACAAAATAGTATTCAGTGTTACTTGAGTTATTGCAATTGTGCCAGCAACAGAAAAATCTCCCAGCACCAAATAAGATATTGCAAAAGTTGCGCCACTACCAGTTATACGCCAACTGATAGTTTTGACCAAACTTCTTGTTGATGTGTCTGTGCTCATTGTAGAGATGCCAGGAAGCGGCGAGTTTGATCTGTAATAACCCCAGTTAATTGAAATGTAACTCTAGGATGATGACCTGCATTGGCAGTGCTGTGCGGCATGTTGGCCCAGTCAAAAGTTGATACATCACCGGCACGCCATTGATTCCAATGGTGGTTGCCATACTCCCAGAACTGTCCAGGTTGCCAATCTGTTAACTGTACAAAATAGCGTCCTATCTTTGTGGGATCTTCAGGGCACCATTTCTGCAGTTTGTCTATGTGTAAATTCCACACTTCTCCAGGCTGCTGTACGTGTATGCGTTCCATGCAATCATCTAGGCCAAATACCCGAGTAATTGCTTGTAACGAAGCAGGAATACGCCAGTTAATATGAGTAATGATCATTTTGGGATCTGCGCCCACACGTTCAATGTCGTATTCTTCTGCCAACAAATCTTCACGTGGAGGAGGAACACCTTCGCCTTTGTAGCCGCGAGTTTCCCAAGTTGCTGGGTTTGAGTTGGCAACAATGTCTTCAATATCGGCCTGCCATGTGGGTTCAATATGTCCTAGATGGTTGATTACATCTTCGAATCGATCTATTTTGACAGTGTCAAAATGATATGTACTGTAACTCTTGGTGAAATCCCAACTGCTTTTAAATTCGTCTGTTATCATATTAATGTGACCCTTACGTCGCTTGCGCCATAACTTTGTTCATACTCTGCCGGCGGAACTTCTATACCCAACATACGTGCCAACTGTTGATTGGTCAACGGATGTTGTCCTGGATATTTCAATGAAGCATTCACAATGCCTGTGTTCTGTTGTTTAATTATGCTGGCCATTGTTTTTAAGTTTTTATAGTACATGTCATATGCAGGATAGGTAATATCAAAGTGTCCACACTTGACCCACCAGCCTAAACAAGCATCATCAGGGCGATGTACAATTACAATAGGCACTTCGGAGAACTGTTCTCGCAAATAGTCAATGTGATTTGAGAACACATGGCTTTTGATAATGCGTACACCTCGAGATTCTTTAAATTGAAATGGCTCAGCAAAGATAGTTTCTAACTCAGTTCTAGTTAGTGTGGTCAAATCCTCTGGCAATGCAGAGATCATACCGGGATCAAAGTAAGCACCCAAGTGCATGAGTTCGCGAGTGCCCGACGCATCGTGATAATAAGTCCATTCATCTCTATAGTCCGAACGATCAATGTCGGGACTATAGTAGATGTTCTTGACCACACTGCTCCATTTACTGCCAGGAGCACCGGCTACAAAGATATATTTCATTTTATAATAGTAATTAGCATATCGCTAAACTTGTGATCAACTTCTCTGTTGACACCAAAATTATCTAATACCCATTTGGGTGTTAAATGATTCCAAGTCGCATTGTGTTTGTACGAAAACCCCAGTATAGATTGATTCATTCGAGCTATTTCACTCATCATATTGGTAGCATCTTTAAATGCATCATACTTGGGATATGTGATATTAAACCCGCCTGCACCATTCCACCACGCAAAGCTGATAGTGTCTGGACGATATACTAGTACAATCCAATCATTGGGATACTGTTGCTTAATCGCATCTAAGTGATGTGCCCACTCATGTGCTTTAATTAATCTACAGCCATCCAATGTAGTGTGTGCGCTGTCAATGTTGGCAGGGGTTAAATCCAAGGGGAATTCCATACCCGAGCCAAAGTATGCGCCTAAATGATCTGAAAAGGGTTTAAAGATAAACGTGCGTTCGGGTGTGCGATCGCTTGTGTTAAACCCTGGCACAGTTTCTAATAGTTGTGCAACACCGGACCAGCGTGATCCGGGTACACCTGAAAAGAATATGCGTTTAGGCAAAGACATTTATTCCTTGCTTAAATCAATCTTGCTCAGCACAGGAATAAATGCCGCACGTAGTTCATCCATGTGCCGCTTCAAACCCGCAGGATTTAATTCATCTTCTGCGTAGAAAATAACATTGGCATCTGTGTATTCTTTATATTCTGCTGAACGAACTGCTTTACTAAATTGCTGTTGGTACCAGGCCACAATGTCTTTGTTGGTACCTGGTGGTAATTGAATACTCCAGGCCGCATACACATTAATGCCAGGTGCCACTGTGTTCAGCAACGGTACATTGGGAAACTGTGCCATCCGTTGTGTACCAGTAAATCCAATGGGTTTTACCTTGCCTGCATCCACCAGAGCTTTAGCCACTGCAATGGGCATGATACCAAATTCTGTGCCAGTTTTGCCATCATAACTGGCTACACTTTGTACTGCTGGTTGTGGGCCGTTGAATTTCACAGGTTTGACTGTGTCTCGGTTGCCACGGCCTTTGTCCATCAAGTATTCAAATGCTGTTCTATGTGCGCCGCCACCAATGGCAATGCTGATTGTTCTGCCTGATTGAATATACTTCACAAACTCTTGTGGTGTATTGACGCCGCTTTTGACACTGGCAACCAATACCAGGGGCGATTTACCCATGGTCAATACATCCACAAATGAGTCGTAGTTGTATTTCTTTATGGACTTTTCCCAGATATCATTTGTGACATAACTGCTCATGTGACTGGGCAAGTTGATTGTATGGCCATCGTTTGTGGCTTCCAAAAACTTGTTGTTGGCAATTACACTGTCTGCACCTGGTATGTTTTGTACTACAAAAACAAATTTGGGATTTTCTTTTTGCACAATCTGTGCCAGTTTTCTAAAGGCCATTTCGTTTCCGGCACCGGGTGTATTACCAATAGATACAGTAACGGGTTTAGTGGGTTCCCAAGCAAACGCCAGGGCAGGCGCTAATAACAGCGCGGCAAATAATTTTTTGATTGACATATAGTTCCTTAAATAGTATGCTTGATTTTTAAACGCCTGGCAAATAATTTGCTGGTTTGTCAAAAATTCTACTTTATTTATTAAATTTTTCTATGAACACTAAAATTTTTAACCTAATCTGCAAAAATTTGCAGGACTCCTTTAACTTGCCCAAGTATGCTAATATCACAATCAACGCAGATACTCAGGTACAAAATTTACCCTGGACACCTGCACGTTATCGCAAGTTCAAGGACGCTGTAGAAGCAGAACTAAGTTTGCCCTGTGATTATGTAGGTACCGTACGGAACATTGTGGATGATCTCTCTGAACGTTATATCTTGCGTTTCTTTAGTGAAATTTGGAAGCCACGCACAGGTGACTATGAACACACGGGCTGGGAACTTGCAGAAGAAATTAACAAACTGAACCCGGAACGTGTGCTCGATGTGGGCTGTGGCTATCATCCTTTTAAAGGACGTATCAACAACTTGGTTGGCATCGATCCCTACAATAACTGCGCAGATTATGAAGTAGATATCCTAGAGTACCGAGTAAAACATCAGTATGATGTTATCATGGCACTAGGGTCAATCAATTTCAACTCACATGATGAAATCGAATCCAGGTTCAGTCATTGTGTTGGTTTGTTGAAGCAGGGCGGCAAGTTTTTCCTACGTGCCAATCCCGGCATCACACATAAGACAGGACCCTATGTGGAAATTTTTAATTGGACATTTGAGATAGCAAATGAGTTTGCTGAAAAGTATAATCTTCAACTAGAAACGTTCAAGAAAGATGCTAACGATCGATTGTATTTTGTGTATCAAAAACTTTGATCATTAATTCGCCGGCAGCGGCATGTGCTGATTCCAATGGATGCCCTATATCAGTTATAGCGTGTCCATTTTTTTTGCTCCATTGTTGAAAATTCGTGCCTTCAAATGTGGTCATATGCGGCCGAATGTAGTCTTGTAGATCGGTAATGGCCGGAGTTGTATGCCACCGCCGATCAAACATCAGTTCATCCATATAGGTCATTATGAACGGGCAGTTTTTTTGTTTAAGTGTGTCTATCACTACTCGTATGCTCATAAGAGTTGTGAGTTTGTCTCGTATTTCTGAATGTAAGTTTTTATAGTATGTGTTTGCTATATCAGTTGTGTCACTGGGCGCAATTGTCAACCAAGGCTGCCATGAGCTCTGTCTGGGATTAGCAATATTAACGTAATCAAACCGATCTATGTATGTCCAACCAATAACAAAGAATGCTTGTTCATTTATGGCCAATTGAGACAATGCTCTTTCGGCTATTTGTAGATTCCCAGAGCCGGGTCTTGCACAGCACAAATAATTATAGTTTAGATGCTGAGCCAAATGCGCCGGCCATGTTGAGTTACTGTGGTTTGGTCTCTGTCCAATAGATTCGTTCCAAAAAACTTCGTCACTTAGTTCACTACCGTAGATAAAACTGCAACCAAAACTTTTTAAATTCATAGGTAATTATATACCTACTTTACAGAGTAGGAAAGAATTAACGCAGGCCGGCTGCGGTTTGTAGGGATTTTAGTTCTGCGTCAGTTTCATAGATCTGCTTGTAGGGCAGTCCAGCTGACACACGCACTTCGTTGAGATCCTTTTCGTAGCGTTCTCTGTAGGCCTTGGGGCTTGTGGGAACAGTACTGTCAAATGTATCTCTGCTGAACGGCACAGAGTCACCTTTGTAGTGCATGGTCCAGTCATCTGGCTCATACTCTGTTAAGGTGTTTAGATCATTCAACAGGGTTTCTACATGCTGACCTGCTGTGCTACGACGACGTATTTCCACATACACCAGGTAACGATTGGGCTTGACTTCTCCGGGGCTCTTGTCTGCATCCAGTACAAAGTCATAGCCCTTTTCAAACCAAGCCATCAGATCCTTGGCAGCCTGTGGATCACGCACAAAGAAACTCACTACAATGATGTCATCGTCGTCGCCCATTTTACTGCTAAATTCGTCAACATGAATAGTGGGCTTCATCAAGCCTTCCAAATCCTTGTAACTAAGGCTTTCAGACAGCAGGTTGCTGAGGCTGTTGGGAAAGGTTGTTTTGTGCATTTTGTGCTTGCTCGTCGTTTTGGTATTCATCTTGATCAATGTCTTGTTCATAGGCATCATCCAAGTCTGCTAGGTCAATGTCTTGATCTTCCAGTTCAATGGATCCTGTGCGGATATCACTCATCAGGCTCTTTGGCATGGTAATTTGTACCAGCCAAATCTTCTGTTCCATTATCTTTGCTTTGTGTGTGCCAGGGCGATAGTCACTGGGTGACTCAATCTTTACCGGCACCTTCATTGTGGTTTTCTTGAACTTTACTGTGCAATCAAACGGCAACAATCTACGTGCGGCACGTGGATCGGGCATGCGTTTTTCGGGCCACATGAATGTGCAAGTTACGTTGTATTTGCCAATGTCTGGGCCTGCGACTAGTTCGCCAATATCCCAGTTTTGAAATGCGTACAAGTCTAGTTCGTCAATCACACGCTCGAAATCCAACAAGGTCAACAAACTTCCTTCTGACATGTAAATGTCGCGAATGTTTTCTGCTACTTGCCAGTAATCTGAGCCGTCTTTAAATACTTTTTCGTCTGCTAAATCCATACAGTTATTTAGTCTTCTTATAAATAGAGGTGTAGTTCACGGAATTGGCGTTCCCAACTACTCTAACGCTTATAAGGAGCAATCAGCATGCGTATTTACTCGCACAAGATTTATCGACAAATTTACAAAAAACATATTGGCCCTATTCCATCGGAGTCCAATGGTCGCACATACGAAATTCATCATATAGATGGAAATCATAATAACAATAATCCATCAAATTTAAAAGCGGTCACTGTTAAAGAACACTATGACATACACTATGCACAAGGTGATTATAATGCTTGTGTCCTGATGTCGTTTAGGATGAATTTAGAACCAGAAGAGTTATCTGCACTGCGAAGCAAGGCAGCATACACACGGGTAGAAAACGGAACTCATCCGTGGACCGATAAAGAGAAAATGAAGAAACAAAATCAAAAAAGAACAGCAGAAGGAAAAAATGCGTTCTCAAACCCTGATATTGTAAAACAACAAATAGCAAACGGTACTCATGCCACTACAAAAAGAGTTAGTTGTTTAGGTTGCAAGAAAGAAACGTATGTTTCCGCGTTTAATAAGTGGCACACAAAATGTTCGCCATAGAGAAATACTTATGCCGTACGAATCCGTTATCAGCACCCATAGAATTCACAAAGTTATAGCCTAAATACTCAGGACAGCAGGTTGCTGTCAGACAAAAAACCTCAACTTTGGAGATTACATTGAGCAGACAAAGAGCCGCAAAAGCACAAAAACGTATGGCACAAGTAGAAAACACAATTGATTTTTCCCAGGCACACCAGTATCATCGCCCAAAAGCGATTGCACTTGTGCCACGGACTCGCAATCAAGAACGACTTGTACTGGCGTTGTTGGATGATGACCAACACATTGTAGTAACAGCAGGACCGGCAGGCACTGGCAAAACCTATCTGGCCATGCAAGCCGCAGTAAAAGCCCTTAAAGAAGGCTCCTGCGAACGTATAGTATTGACACGCCCGGCGGTGGGCGTAGAGGATGAATCACATGGATTCCTACCCGGGGACCTTAACCAGAAAATGGAACCTTGGACAAGACCCTTGATAGATGTGCTACGTGAGACCTATCGTCCACAGGACATAGCCGCTATGATTGAAAATCAATTGATAGAAATATCACCCTTGGCATTCATGCGTGGGCGCACGTTCAAGCACAGTTGGATCATTGCTGATGAAATGCAAAATGCCACACCCAATCAGATGAAAATGCTGATGACACGCATCGGTGTAGGCAGTAAGATTGTGGTCACTGGCGATGTAGAACAGACTGACCGACCGGGCAGTAACAACGGCTTGCTGGACCTGTGTGTCAAGTTAGATCGAACGGATGTGGAAGGAATTGCAATGTGTCCAATGGAAGCACGTGATGTTCAACGTCATGCTATCATTGGCTCAGTGCTAAAACTTTACTCTTGATCAGTTATTAACTGGTAAATCTCTTTCCAGTTTTTGACAATTGTGATGCCTTCGTGGTAGTGGTGCATGTTATGACCGTGCTCTACCAGAAGGCTCCGCAATCCTGCGCGGTATCCTGCAATGGCATTTTCTGGTTTGTCTTCTAACCAGTAGCATCCAGTACCTTCGTATTCTTCCAGTGCTTCTTCCTTGTCGGCTCCGGTGTCCAAGCACACTATGCGTTCAAATGCTGATGTTCCAAACAGTTTGTTTAGATTCATTTCACGGAGTTTTTGTGCGTTGGGATCTAGACTCAAACTGGTAATACAATGAAATCTAAATCCATGCTCTTCGTGCAGTCGCTTGACGTAATACATGGCATCACGCAGTGCAGGCAAGAATCCAATTGCGGCTGATTCGTTAAAGATGCGTATTAGTTTTTTAACTTGTTCTTTTGGTATGCCATATCTCATTGACATATCATAGTTGAGCTTGCTACCAGGAACTTCTTCAAAGCCGTGTTCCTGCATCCAAACATTAAACGCCCATTCCCAATCTAATAAGACACCATCAGCATCAGTTAGGATTAGTTTTTTTAGGTTTTTGTATTTTGATTTCATAGTGTATTATACTACAAAATCCGATTGCTGTCAACTGGCTGCGGGCACAGGAGCATCCGCTTTGACATCAATTGGATGTCCATTTTCGTTAAACAGTCGTTCGATGATGTTGGCATAGTGCTGGTAATAATAACTCACAACAGTGTCCCACACTCTAGGAACTTGTACACCGTTCATGCTACATTTTTCGACTTTTAATTTTTTAAAATCTAAAATTACACTGGCAGTTTGAATATCGCTGGTTTTTAATCTTGTGGCCACAGTCATAACTTCGTCAGTTTGACCATTTGCTTTTTTGTAATAGGTAAGGATTAGATATCTCATGGTGTATTTAAATGATTATTGGAGTCTTGTCAAAAATTAAAAAACAATCGCCGTTTAGCGAATTTGTTATAAATGGGCGCAACATTTGATATGTCAACTGCATCTGGTAATTATTTGCCATGTGCAAAGTCAGTTGGGCAAATGCCTGTTCTGGACTCAATGCTGTTCTATTCCAGTTAATAAAGATAGAATTAATACCAAGAATTAAACGTCCACCGGGTAATAGATTATCACACAAATGGCCTAACTGGTGTGCGTACTCAGCTATAGAGTTATACCGCAGTTCAAATACATTCAAAGCTAGAATGTTATTAAACGAATTTACCGCGTCGGGACGTTGATCCAGCAAGTTTTCGTGTATTGTTAAATTAGGAATCCAGTTTTGAAATCTAGCACCAAAAGAATTCCATGCAAGTGTGGTTCCGGGTATAATAAATTTAGTAACAATTCGATCTCGTGGCAATAGTTGATCACTATGTCGATAGTGATACCACACTGCATCCCAGTGATTGATCATTGACCGAAGTTTAGTTTTGTTCATGTTTGGCCAACCAAAATCTGTTGTTGCCATGCACCCAGTTACCAATGCCGCCGCGTTCGTCAGGAATATAACAATACTTGTTAATTTTAAAGTTAGGTAGTTTGCGTTGAACGTACAGTGGCAATGCTGAATCGAAATCATGATTGATCAACGTCGAGTCAGGAGTATCCACACGAATACACCACTTGTTCAGCGCCATGTAAATTTGTCCATTGGGTAACAATTGATCAACCAAATTGTCTATCTTGTGACACAGATCTCCAAGCTCTACAATCTGTGTGTTGTTAAAATACATTATTAAATCCCAGGGTGCAGATCCTTTGGAGAATTGATCCCATAAACGTTGTTGTTGTCCCACCGTATCCCACTCAGCATACTCACTGATATTTAACACACTAGATAATTGTTGTTTGCCAAACCAGTTGTTAAACTCGTTCTCTTGTTGGGATTGCATGCGACAAGATTTTTTTAGTTGAGTACGTGTATGCAGTCTGTTCATTGTTGATAAAATTTTACTAACGCACGACCAATTAAATCATCCTGATCAGGCACAGTGTCTTTATTAAACTGGTAATACGTTAAGTTTGATTGAGTTTTATAGAAACTGCTATACAACTCTTGTAATCCTTGCAAATTGGCCACAGTGCTGTTTAAAAAACTTGCCACATTACGCATAGTTAATTCAAATGTGGTCCACTTTGTCAAACACTCAATATTGAAATTAAATATGCGATTATCTACTGCTGGTTTATTAAAGGTTTTACCATATAAATTGAAATCTTGTTGAAACAACTGCACCAGGGCATCTTCCACTAGTTGATCTAAGTCTCCACCACGATCTCTGAACTGATCTATTGTGGCGTTATCAAACAAACTGTTTTTATAAATGCTACCCTGTTTGTGAGACAATGCTTTATGTATTAAATTGGCATATCCCACTAATCTATCTACAAAGTTAGGCATGTATGATCGAATCATTGTGCCATTGGGCCACATAGACAACAGATATCGATGGTTATCAATTACTGACGTATCACAAAGCACCAGGAATTTTTTTCCGTCTTGTATTTGTTGCCATGCTGATTGGTCAGTGACTGTTGGAGTATAATTGTAGTCTGAATAACTTTTTAAATGTTTACCAAGTTGTCCTGCTAGGTAATATGTCGAAACATACTTGGCTGTAGAATGAGAATCACCAGTGCGACTAAACGTAAAGTTGTCATTGCTGATTTTAACCGTGTTGTCAATATGATTGCTGATTGCGTGGAACATAAAGTTACCATACGCACCACCGCGATAATGAATTAATACCGCATTAGTGGAATTAAAATCAGCAATCATATTACCCAATTTGTCCGAGTTCAATCAATGTTGCACTGAGATTAATTTCTTGATCTGCTACCAAGGGAATGTTGGCAATACCATTGCGAATAATGATAATTGCTTGGTCTTGCTTTTCAACATCTCGACTCCACAGATCAAGATTATCATACATCCAGCGGAATGTAACGTCTGCTTCTTCTGGAGTGCTTTGTTGACACAGCAATGTACGTGCTTCACGAATCTTGCCTGCTTTGAACAAGCCCACACAGTCCAGTTTCCAGTCGCCTACCGAACGATCAGTCACACTTGGCGCCAACAGCGTGCCAGTTTGACTGTTTTGTTGTGTTAGATTCAAACACTTACGCAGGTCTGGATAAGTGGCTTTGACATAACTGTCCAAGGTGTCGATGTCGAACTCCACGCCTTCTGTGACCAGCACAGTGGCCGCACGGGCAGTGAACTCTGTGTGATCTGTTTTGGGAATGGCAATATGCTGACAACGACTGTGGATTGGTGGCAGGATCTTGTTGGGATAGTTACAGGTCAAAATAAACCGCACACTGTGACTGTAGTCTTCCATCAAGTTACGCATGGCCGGTTGTACACTGCTGGGATTCATGTAGTCTGCTTCATCAATCAGCACAACCTTGAATCGTCCAAATGGCATGGTCTGACAGAAAGAGATCAGTTTGTCAACCCATTCAATCTTACGTGCTTCTTTACTGCCGTTAGCATACAGCACATCGTATTCGTCAACACCCAGTTCATTGATCAACACTTTGGCCAAGGTTGTTTTACCTGTGCCCGGCCCGCCACTGAACAACAGGTGCGGAATGGTTCCATCTTTGATCCAAGCTGCCACTTGTTGTCTATGATTATCATCAATAAACACATAGTCGCTGACTGCGGTTGGTCTATATTTTTCTGTCCAGAGTTGTTTCATGTTATTGCAATTTGTTGTTTCATTGTTGACAATTATAACACCAAGAGCGGCATGTGTCTACTAGTTTGGAGCAGTTAATGTTTTAAATGTTTCCGCGGCTGCTACACGTTTGCGGAGACTACTTGATGAAAAGGAATGGTCTCGTCCATTGAACACCAATTCAATACCACGCTGATTACCTTCCCATTGTCCGGTAAAATCTTTTTCTTGATATTCTACTCCCAAAATGCGTACATCCAAGGGAAGAATTAACAACAGGTCAATTAGGTCCTGTTCAGTTTGATACACAACAACTTCGTCAACATAACGGCAGGCAGCCAATTGAATTTGACGTTCTACAATGCTTTGAACAGGCTTGTTTTTGGTGTCAGGTCGATCAATCGTGGGATCGGTTTGTAATCCGCAAATTAGATAATCACAATGATTCTTTGCTTCACTCAGCATGGCAATATGTCCTGCGTGAAGCATGTCAAATGTGCTGAAGGTAATGCCAATTTTCTTGCCGTCAGCCTTGAGTTTTTTAATATGATTAAAAATCATTAGGCAAATCTATGTTTGGATTCCACGTGTTCGGCTGTGCCCATTGTGTCGTCCTGTGGCTGTTCGTCTGACACTAGTAAAATGTCATTGGGATCAATGCGCCGGATGGTACGTTCAACACCGTTATCATCGATTTCAATACCACGTGTCCAACGACCGTGTGCCACGCAGATCCAGTTGCCTGGTCGAACATCCTGTTGCTCCGGGCCCACTGCATACACCTGAGCCCAGCGTGGACGAATACCTAGACCTGTTCCGTTGTCGTTTAACAGCACAATACCAGAACTTGTTTGTCGCATGTCAAAAGACATATCGCTGACAATTACAGCATCACGCAATGGCTCGAGACTGCTGGCTGATAATTTATATGGTGCAAATGCGGCTTTACTCATTGATTCCTCTTAGATTTTGTTAACGCCAGGCTTGTTTTGTGCCATTTGACGTGGTGTTTTAATTAATTCTTGTTTGACTGTTTGTGCTTTGGCAATGGCTGCTGCCAATCCACCACGTGGAATAGGTTTTGCAGGTTCTTGTGCTAGTTCTGGAATGGCAGCTTCTAGTTCGGCAAGTTCTTCTAATGATTCGATTTCTGGAATTTCTTCAACGTCGACAGGTTCTGGCGCAGGTTGTATCTTATCATGCACAGATACTAACCGCTCATCATTGTATGCATCCAACACTGAATCACTTACAACTTTTTCTTTGCGTTTCTTAATCTTGGCTTTTTCTGCCTGTTGCTTTTTGGCAACTGCGGTGCTGGTGGTGGGCTCCATTGCTGATGTGTTTGTGCTCTGCTTCTGATAGTGTTTTTGTACTTGTTTGTTCTTGGACTCAATCACGCGGTTGGCACTATCAAGTGTATCACCACGAGCATTAACATTCATGTTGCCAACTGCACGGACGTTTTCGTTTTCTAACATCAATGCGCCAATGTCAACCACACGCCCCATAGCCGATTTATATATTTTTTGTGCCATAACTATTCCTTTGAAATATATGTATATTTAACGTAGAAACTCTTCCACATCTAAATTATAGTACATGCTGTCAATTCGATGTACCTGTAATTTGTACAGTACATAACTGGCCACACTGGATCCACGCCCAACACCCCATACTATCTTGTGTTCGGTCATTACGTCAACCATGTACACCATAAAACGTAATAGATTAAACAGACCACGTTCTTGATACAACAACAACTCTTTGCCGCAACGCTGTAGTTCTGCTTCGGTACCGCATAATCCCAGCACATGTGCCGCAATGTCCATGTTTTTGTATTGATCGGGCATGTGCCATGCGGCTTGTTGCTGTGCGTGAAAGTCGTTGGAATTGGTACGCTCTTTTTCATAGAACCATTGTGGAACTGGATCTAACAATTCATTCAAGTACTTTAATTCCACAGTTGAATCAACGATCATCCCACTGAGTTCTGTCGGCGTGTGACCTTTCATCACAAGATCGCACACATCATCTTGGGTGTAAATTAACTCACCAACGTTATTTTGTTTCATCTTTATTAAAATTAACAAACACAATAGTGTTACCGGTGTCTTCGGAACTGGGTTCATCGTCCTCGGGCCACTGTAGTTCTAATTCTCTCCAGGATGATACGGCACCCAGGCTCATGATGTTTTCTGTTTCGGATATCTTATTATTGTAGTGCATCAAGTTGGCGTCGTGCCACCAGCCCTTTTGATCATATGGACCAATTGGCTCTTCGTCACTGTGCATGTACGTTACTTCGCCACCAAGTTCACTGCTGACCTCAACTTCGCCAATGATCATGCGGTCTTCACAAATGGCATTTAGTTTGCAGTATAGCATGATACCAATCAGTTGGTCAACCGGTTCATCTGGTAAGGTGGTGATCTTGACACCGGCATTGGCCAACAGTTTGCATTGTTCTTCATTGCTGCCATTGATAAACACACTGGATTCTAGTGAGTCTGCAATGAAAAATTTAATACGATCAAATGCAACATTGTGACTTTCACCATCCATTGTTGTGGTCATCATCCATAAACGAACCCGGTAATTGTTCATTCTCAGCATGCCGTCAAAATAACACCCGGCCATGAAGTCAATGGAGTATTGTAGTCTTACATTCATGATATATCAATGATTTGATCAAAGTTGGGACCTCGCCCGTCTTTGTCATTTTGTTTGTTAAACAGAGCTGTGGATTTCTCTGTGTACTTGGTTTGATATGTTTCGATTGCCATTTGAATTTGGCGCACCAGTTCAGTATTGCCCATTCTAATAGCAATACCCATTTTTTTGTTGAGTTCTGATATTTTGGAGCCTAGCTCATCAATGGTCAATGAGTCTACGCTGTTTATTAACGGATGTTCCATGCGTTAATTGTACAGCAGGTTGACAGCAAAGTCAACCTGTTTGGTCAGGCAAACACTGCTCCGTTGTTGCCGATGCAATACCATTTGGAGTTTGTGTACATTAGTGTAACTGCATCACCAATGTCGTTGAATGTAATGGTGCCTGTACCACTTGACTTCCATCCTGCGTTGGTCACAGTAACAACCATATCACCAGTGTCACCGGCCATTGCTAGTACTTTAACTTGCCCATCTGTGCCAGCAGCCAATGTTGCTGTTTCGGCAGCGGCAGTTGTAAAATAACTGGTAGTTTTTGTCAGACTTGCGGCAGCGGCACTGGCTAAGTCTTCGCTTCCGGTCAAGAACAATGGATTTGTATACAAATTGCGAGGGCGAGTTAGTTCACTTAGATAAACTGTGTTGCCACCATCGTCTGTGTGGAATTGAAATTCATATGTGCCTGTTTGAGCAAATGTAATAATGTTGCTGGCGAAGCCTTCGATACCCGTGACACTGGCAGAGGCTGCGCCATTACCAACAGCAGCCGGCAATGTCAAGGTGTGTGCAGTACTGGCCACAGTAACTCGAACAGTGACAAAACTCAGTGTGCCTGCGGCAGAAAAGTTAGTGAATGCCAAACTGATGCTGCCACCAGTTGTTACAGTTTGGTAATGACCGGCAGCATAGTTGATGCCAACACTTCCACTGAGTGTACCCAGTGCTACACGAGTCAAGGACATGTCTTGTAATTGCGCATTGCTTAACACAGATCCGTTCATGTTGTTGTCAAGCACAGTTCCTGTCAGTGCGGCTTTTAACACAGCATAAGATTGCAATTGACTAATTTCGTCAGCGGCAAACTGGAAATTGGTCTTGGTATTGGTGAAGTTGTCGCGAAAACCTTGCGAATTGTTATCTTGCCCGGCTACAGGGTATGCGCCGTCGATGTTGTTGGGGTTAATGTTTGATGACATTTGTTTATCCTAATTTGTTAGTGTATTTAGCACGATTATACGTTGCTTAAATTATCCTATGTACCAATTGGAGCCGTCGCTCCACACAGGAACAACATTTGATCCTCCGGATCCTACTAGTGTTCCAAAATTGCTGGCAGCAACCAAGTTAGCATTGTTAATAAATGCGCGAGCACCTGCTACGGCTGTCAAGTTGGCCAATGCAGTAGGTGTTGTTTTTACTGCACCAGAAACATAGGCATTTCCGTTAACGCTGAGTGTGTCAACAGGAGTGGCATTGCCAATGCCAACATTGCCGTTGATGTCAACTGTGACACGAGTTACGCCTCCTGTTTCAATTGATATCGGAAGATATGAGGCAGTTCCTGTTTTTGTAGATCTTAGTAACACATTACTAGATGTAGCAACAATTGCCAAAACTCCAGCATTGCCGACATCGGATGAGTTGTATCCTCCAAACCCTGCAGTAGTGTCTGTGCCACTGGGCATAGCCCCAACCAATGTGGTACTATTTGCAACTGATGTTTGGAATACTGTTCTAGTGGCCGGGCCGCTGCTGAAATCGCCATAGATCTTTTTACCAGCGGGTATTGCTATGTTCCCACCTATGACATTACCTGTGGCCGATATGTTCCCACCTGTGACATTACCTGTGGCCGATATGTTCCCACCTGTGACATTACCTGTGGCCGATATGTCCCCAATTGTGTTAATGTCTCCGTGAACCGATAAATCATCTAAAACAGACACAGCAGTTGAATCATCGCTAGCAATAGTGTTGATCACAAGATTGTATCCAGAAATATTGCCTGCAACATCAGCACCTGTGCTGGTCACAACCAACACATTACTAGTTCCATTCACTCCAATTGTTACGTTACCGTTTGTGTTGGTAATGTCAACATTGCTTGATCCATTTTTAATACTGTTAACAGTGATATCAGTACCGATGAAGTTTCCAGTGACTGTTAAATTGTTTATGACAGCATTGCCTACTACATCAAGTGAATCAGAAATTAAATCGCCAACTACTTCTAATCCATCGTTGACAGTCACGTATGTTGAATCATCGCTGTAAATATAATTGACTGTAAGATTACCTGTGTTGACATTGCCACCGTTGATGTTGCCCACGGCTGTTATTAATCCTGCTGTTACCAAGTTGCCACCTGTAACGTTGCCAGTGGCACTGACATTTACAAATGCTAAATTTGCAACTGCCAATGTGCCGTTGATAATGATATTGTTACCTGTGATATTTCCAGTGACACTTACATTTGTACCTGTATAATTAACACCAATTACAGCATTGGCCCTGACAATACCATTGGTAGAGACATTGCCAGCTGTCACATTACCATACGCAGACAAACTGTTCAGTGTGCCAACATCGGTAATATTGCTTTGATTGTTGCCAGTTACATAAGTTGCTGTGAGAGTACTAGCACTCACATTGGCAAAGTTTGCATCCAACTCACTGAGTGGTATGTTGCCGGATTGTGTTGCGAAATTAAAAGGAACGGTCATTGTTATCTTTCTTTGTTAAAGTTGTGATGGATCATTTATCCATTCAACTGCATCGGTATCATCGTTGACCCATTCAACTGTGGCAGAAGAATTATTGGTCCATGCCACTGGTTCTGCAGGAATAATTGGGCTCACTGGTGAAATAATATTTCTTCTTGGGAACACCAGATACTTGTCGTAGTCTTGTGTGTTGCTGTCAAGATATATATCCACTGGTGTAATGAATCGTAAACTTCCGCCATCAAATACAGTCTGCGGACCTGGAGAAAGATCGAACGTTGTTTCTGCTGGTGGTTGTGGCTCCCACTGATCGTATTCGGGGCTCCAGTTGTGTGTTAATGCACGATCCAATTCGTAACGGTCAACCTGGAAGTCTATTAGATTTAAACTTGTTCCAAATTGTGTACGTATATTATAGGCAACTTGTCCACTTTGGCCTGGCTTCACATATGCAATAACCCAGGCTGGTGTAAATCCCAACACACGGCCATCAGTTTGTTTTGACAACATCCACAATGGTAACAAATTACTGCTTTGTCCAACAACATCAATCACCTGGTCACGCATGTTTATCAAACTGTTGGGGTATACCACATCAATTTCTGCTGGGGTATTTGGATCTATTGGATAAGGAATCACAACTTGTTTGCCAACGCTCTGGCCCGAACTGTTGACTAAATTATCAACTACACGACTATAAACCACTTCGTATAGAACTTCTCCAGTGATCGGGTCTAAGGCCCGTGCTGTGGAAATTTCTCCCAGTACTAGATTTTTCCAGTAATGATTTAGGTACAAACTAGACACATAATCTATGTAGGTGGCTGCGGTCAATCCATAAGCATGATTATAAATTACCTGTGTGGCACGGCCAAAGTTTGGATCATCTGCTCGGTATAATGATTCAACAGGGATGGCAATTGTATTTTGCAACAAATCGTTGATCAGATCTCGATCGTTCTGTGGTGGCATAGCCTGTATATAAAGATTTTCGTAGGGCTGGTTAAATGCTCTGTTCACAACAATGGAGAAAGTTTTATACACACTGATATTACTGCCACCATTGAATGCTTCCACTGTAAAGACAAATTCCATGTCAAACGTGGTTGGTGTAGTCACATTACGATTGCTACTGACCACATCAAAAGTTGTTGTGCCGCCATCCAATGCAAATGTATTAAAGCTGACACGACCAACAATGTTGCCTGATGACCTCAACTCTAAACCCTGCGGCAATCTACTGTCACTGCCGGATTTAAGTCTATACTCTAGGCCAATGCCGTCTACATTATAGGCCGAAACATACAGTGTGCTTATTGCTCCGGTGTTGATAGTGCCCAATGGACTAGGATTCAACGCACGATCAACTGCTGTGCTGGGTGTTGTCCAAATGATCTCTGTGCCAATTTGTCCAATGATGGTCAAACTGTAACTTTGATAAGGGCTAGTTACATCAGGATTATCAAGTTGGGAAACACGTATAGAAAAGTCGTATGTTTGTTCGGTCAACCCTGTGTTGGGGATATAACCATATAACCACCCGCTGTTTGGATCAAGAGTCAAGCCAGGCGGCAACTCGTAGGTGCCACGGTCAAATCCTGTCGTGTCGTACGGATCAGAGTCGTAGCCAACTCCCGCGCCTACGATAATATCATATACAATTGTATTACCGTCAAGGTCAATTCCGTCAAACTTGAATGCATAAAAGTTGTCGTTGCGAACAGTTCCAATGCTGCCTTCTGGTGTTAACAACAGTGGCGGACGTATTGGAGAGCCGTCGGCCGTGATGAATGTATTATCTGCAGTGAAATCTGTTGTGTCTGCAGTCAAACTGTCCCGACTGTATACTTGAATATTAAATGTACGTATATTACTAGATTTGCCATCAGTGACTTCAAGAATAAATTCATAATTTACATTTAAACTATTTGTGGAAAAGTCAAAATCATATTCATCATATCCTTGACCATCTCTAGAAAATCCTGCAATAGCATCACTTGGCGTTTCCGGGGCAATAAATCCTGATATAACCCCTTTGGTAGTTATAGTAGTGCCGGGCGGCAACGTTCCTGCAATCAGCCTTACAACCACCGCATCTAATGGATCAGTATCAGTGTACTCAATTTGCAAATCTATCACTTGACTACCATCAAAATATGTGGCAATAAGTCCAGGTGGTGTGATAAACTCTGGAACGTCTTGTCCAGCCACTGTCATACTAAATGTTCGATCAGCCAGTCTATTGACCACAGTAACGGTGCCAACTGTTTTCTTTGTATAGGCACGAACTGCAAACTTACTAACTGTATCTCTGGACACTAGATCCGGAACACCTTGCACATTAACGTACGGAACTCCAACAATTGCACCAGTGTCTGTCAATTGTACACCTGTGGGCAATTCTCCAGCAATCAACCTATAGAACAAAGTGTCATCTACCACTTCTGCTAATAATGGCAATTGGAAGAACACGCCCTCGGGATATGTTCCTAAATTACCTGCAGGAGTAAGCCACACTGGTTGCGCTGTCATTTATAGTCTTCCAACAACAACTTCAATAATACTGTGATCGCCTGTTGATGCTTCTAACGCTTTGCCAATCACAGTGCCCATCATTGGGGTTTGTTTAGATTGAGCATAGCCGTTGCCTGCTGATACAAGCATGTCGCCTTTGGCAACTGTGCCACGCACTCGACATGGAACTCGGCCCAACAATGCCACTGCTACCACATGCTCACTGTTCAACATGCTGTTCATCAAATGAGCAGGTTGAGTAGACACAATTCCTGCAACTCGCGCAGTTTCGTCTGCAGCAATGGTAACTTCTTTGCTGCCACCAAATTCAAGCACCGTGCCAGGCTCATAGGCAGCATCTGCTGTGTAGTTTTCTGCTATGTCAGCGTATTGTGCCGATGTTGCAGTTCCAACAAAATATGACCCAATGACGTTGCCTGTGGCACTTACTTGGCCGCCAGTTAATAAATTACCAGTTGTTGTATTTCCAGTCACACTCAATGAGGCTAATGTGCCTATGCTATTTGCAACTACGCCAGTCAATTGACTACCATTGCCAAAGAAATAGCTACCAGTGATGTTGCCTACAGCCGACATGGTTGAATTTGAGATCACCTGTCCACCAGTGACATTTCCAGTGGCAATAACGTCGGAAGTAGCCCTCAAGTTACTGCCAGTGACATTACCAGTACTTACAAATCGTCCTGACAGAAATATATTTGCGGCATTTACATTGCCGGTAGCACTGATAATATTGCCAAATACATCTCCAGTTGCACTGATCAATCCACCTGTTAATACATTACCGCCGGCACTGACACTTCCAACAGTGCGTAAGTTGCCTCCGGTGATGTTGCCCGAGGCCGACATGGTTAAATCTGAGTTTACATGCGCACCACTGACATTTCCAGTGGCAATAACACCAGAAGTGGCCAACAAGTTACTGCCAGTGACGTTACCAACACTTACAAATCTTCCTGTCAGATATATATTTGCAGAATTCACATTGCCCAGGACTTCTATGCCATTGGGTACAAATTGCGCTACATTTGAAACACCATCGATGTTGACCAAAATATTTCCAGCCGACCCTGCAACTGATAGAATAGATGTGCCATTGGCAATCTGTGTTACAGCCACGTTGCTGACTACGGTGACATTACTTAAAAATCCGCCGTCACCAATGATATAGGCTCCAGAGACGTTTCCAACAGCAACAACATTTGCAGATGTGTTGATATTTCCAACAGAACTTATTGTGCCGCCGGTTGTGACATTTCCTAGTGTGGCAGTTCCGGTTGCGCTTACTACACCGCCGGTTAAGACGTTACCACCGGTTACAGTACCGGTTGCACTGGCCGCGCCTGCTGTCTCCAATCCGCTGGCTGAATAAACAATGCCAGTGGCACTTACAGCACCAGTTGTGCGCAAGTTTCCGGCACTGACATTGCCGGTTGTACTGAGTGTGCCAGCAGTGACATTACCAGATATAACAACACCTGTGGTTGTGAACACAGCAACGTTTGATGTACCGTTGATTGTTATGTTTGCATTGCCGTTGTTGGCCAGGGTAATGTTGGTATTGCCATTGATAATCTCTGGGCCAGCCCCGGCTATTACGTTGGTTAATTGGCTGCCATCACCAATGTAATAATTGGCTGTGACGTTGCCAGTTGCTGACAAAGCAGTGATATTGGCCTGGGCGGCATTTGGAACTTCTCTCCAAATTACAGATGACCCATTGTAATTTGCAAAACAATAATAGTAATATTCTGCGTCGTACGCAGTCATGCCTGCAACGTCGCCCACGCTGCCTGTTAACGCAACAGGAGGTACAGTTTGAATTCTGGAGTAAAGTTCTCCAAAATTGTTGTTTGTTTTGGTAAATGCGGTGCGTATGGGATCGCCTTGTCCGTCATTCGGAGCCGCACCTACATTGATAATTTCACGAGCCATATATTTGAGTCCTCTGGTAGTGTATTTACCAGATCACTCACGCTCGGTGTTTTGCGTTAACTCGGACTAAAACTGCTGCCGCAGCCGCAAGTTGACACTGCTTGCGGGTTATTAATAGCAAAACTACTGCCCATTGCGCCTTCTTCGTAGCGTATGCTGGAGCCTTGAAGGTATTGCCAACTCATTGAGTCAACCAGCACTTTCACTGTGTCGTATTCAAAGTCCATGTCGTCTTCGTTTTGCACTTCATCCAGCGTAAACCCGTAACTAAATCCAGAACAGCCACCTCCCTGCACAAATACACGTAGTTTAATGTCAGGATTGTTTTCTTCTGCTAGTATGTCTTTGAGTTTTACAACTGCACTGGGTTCTAATATCATTATAGTCTTTCGTTACAAACATCCCAGTCAATAATTTTCCATATATTGTCCAGGTATTTTTCTTTGTCCCATTGGTAGTCCAGGGCCCATACATGTTCCCACCAATCAATAAGTACGCATATATCTGTACGCACAGCATGGTTGGGAATTGTTTTGATTGTGCCGGTGGTACTGAGATAAACCCATCCGGATCCTTGGATTTTCATTGCAGTTTCTTTGACTGCTTGTTTAAAGTCTTCGTATGTTTTAAAGTGTTCTTCTATCAGTGCCAGTACTGCACCGCGTGGTCTGTTGGCACCCTTAGGAGCTCGGAGTTGGGGGAAAAACTTATTGTGCAGGAAACTGCCAGCACGATTAAAATCCGCATTGCCTTCGCCTGCATTGTAACGCCGGGCATACCCTTTGGCCAAATGTCCATAATGGTATTCTAAACTTTCTTTGCTCAGTACTGGCTCAAGGTCTTTCTCACCGTAAGGCAGTGGTGTAGTTTCCAGTTTGGCTGGTCGAGTGCTTGCTTCGATTAGATCAATTTGTTCACGCATAAGGATATTTATACAGTTAACACTTGATCATACTTGTCTTGCCAAAGAACACAGGCAGCCAAGTGAGCATCCTCGAGTGGATGTAGCCCAGGATCGGTTACACTAAATCCATGTTTATAACTCCAATCTAGAAAAGTTAATCCTTCAAAAGTTTGCAAAGGTTCTTTGGTAAGATCTTGTAAGGTTTTAACATAGTCTGGAGCATGCCAAGTTGTGTCCCACATTTCGGCATCCATATATGTTTGTATACTAGGAACATCAATGTGTTTTAAAAATTGTTGTGTAGAGTAAATGGTTTGTAGAGTTCTAAACTTGTCCCACAATGTACTGTGTCCAGGATACTTTCCGTAGAATTCTAAAATCTTTTCAGCATCTTCTGATCCAACCAATGGTGCTAACTTTGACGGGACACAGCTTAGTCCCAGTGTAGTCCATGTTTCCTGCTGTGGAATATAAAAATCCCACCGAGCACCCCATGTCCAATTAATTACAGCCAACACATTGTCACTGGAATTATTTGAAAAATATGTTAAAATTTGACGACTAATATTTTCGTTACCACAGCCCGGCACAGCGGTAGTTTCATAATCAACGCCTAATTTCCGTGCTGCCAGGCCAATCCAACTTTGTTGTCCATCATTATTATTGGCAAGTTCGCTGCCAAAGACAAAGCTATCTCCAAAGCCAAATATTTTTGTTTTCATGCCTGTGCCTTATATAAAGTTAAATGATTTTTCTGTCTAATTTGATCCAACGTTTGATTGTAAGATTGGCTACAATCCCAAAGTATTGAATTAAATTTAGCAGACTTAATTTGATTAATTAGACCTGTTAACATGTTTATTTACATCCTAAAGAATATAACTTCTCACAGCTTCTAGTTCGGGTATGTAATCTGCCAACTTGGTGCCACGAGCATGATCCAACTGATCATTATACATAAAAAAATCTCGTAGATTTTCAATATTGCAAACTGGGTTGTTTGTATAGTAATTGTAAATGCTGTCTATTCCGCTTTTGCAACTTTTACCGTTTGAATGATAAATGGAGGTTTGCATACATTTTTTCATGGATTCAATCACTAGGTCTTTATTAGGGTGATTAAATGCCGACTGCCAATCCAAGTAATTGATTTGAAGATAGATGGCCGTAAACGGAAATTCACGATCTAAAAATTCAAACAGCAGGTGTAAATTAGTTACATTGTAAATGCCTGGCACAGTATTAATGCTAACAAAATGTCCACGAGATTCCATCATGTGAGCATTTTCTATAACTTTTTCCCAACGAGATCCCGACCTCCAGTAGTTATTGATTTTTGAAAATCCGTCTATACTAAAACTAAAATTGGTGTTGGAAAAATGTGAAACTGTTTCTAAAAATTCTTGGGAAAATTTTACACCATTTGTACACATTGTAAGAAAAAAATCTGTTCGATTTTTTGCTATACAGCGTTTCATAAACTCCAAAACTTCTGGCATGATTGTGGGTTCACCACCTTGGAAATACACTTCACTTTTTTTATCTAATTTGTCAATATCAATTGAATCAATTTTTGCAGAGCTTGAAATCCAGGATAATGGGCCAGGAGTTACAATATTAAATTTTTTTAATTCTTTTCCAATTGGCTCACTAAGTGCCGGTTGGCAACCTCTGCATTTAATGTTACAGTTGTTTCCGGTGTGCATTTCATAAAAATGAGGATGATCTATTTGTTTTAAATCTTCAATTGTTTCTAAATTTAATTGTGTAACCCAATCTAAGGTTTCAAATTGTCTATAACTTTCGATGCCTTGATCTTCGTATGAGTAACACGTGGTACAACGGTCTGGTAACTTTTCACCCTGTAACATTTTGTTTCGAATTTGCGCATAGTTAACATCAGTTTTCCAATCTTTGAGTTGATCGCTTGGTGCAACTGATCCGTTATCACGTGAACATAATTTTAATTGTTTTCCATTATCATAACGATTGATCCAGGGATATATGCAAAAACTTTTATTTTTATTGTAAACCAGGTCAGTCCAATAAGAAATTTTCTTTACGCTGTTGTTGTCTCTGAATACTGTTTGGTAATTTAGTTTTTCTAAATCAACCATTAACTTAAATGTGGCCTGGAAACATTTCCAATGACTCCATTGGTCCGAAGCCTGATCGAGCATGACAATAACATTGAATTTTTCAGCAAATTTAATTAATTTGCCACGAGGAATATCCACTATGGTTGTGTGATAATATCCAGGTTTTTGCGGATCAAATGCAGAATCTAACACCAATCCATGATTGACACTAGCGTGTTGCTTTGCTAAGTTTGACACTTGTTGATCTGTGGATTCGTCATTGTTGCCAAGAAACAATACTTTAGCGCCGGGTTCAAAAGAATTCATAATTATTTCCTACGTGTAATACGTCCCCGAGTTAGATCGTAAGGTGTAAATTCAATTTCCACACGATCCCCTAGTAACACTTTGATATTGTTGGTTCGCATGCGCCCACTCAAGTGTCCTAGCACTGTGGTATCTAAACTGTCTAATTTAATTCTAAACATGGCAGCTGGTAAAATCTCCTCCACCCGGCCTTCCATGTTGATTGTTTCTTCTTTTGCCATAAGCAATTACTTATTCAAAACTCAGCTCTGCGCTAATCTTCTTCAGCCGGTCCATTCGGAAACTGCGCCATGCTCCGGCGTCCAGATCATACACTTTGATCACAGCAGGATCGGGTTCTTTTGGTTGCTTTCGGGGTTTAGTGGATTCTGTTACAAGCCCGTCTACACGTCCCACAATAGAAGCACTGTGTGATATAACAGCCATTGGGGGTTTTTCCGGAATCAAATCCCAATGCAGTGTGCATCGCATGGTGCGATCTGTACCATCTGCTTTGGTAAAGGTCACTGTGATAGGTTGTTTTTCCAACAAACTCCTGACCCAGTCACGCATGACATGTCGGTTTGTGTCATCTGCTTCTTGATACTGTGTGCCTGGTGCTCCTTTGAGCAGTCGTATCACTTCCTGTTGTTCCCATTTCATCATCAACTCCATTTTAAATTAAACCACGTTGCCCACTTGTTGTCATAAAATCTAAACTCAACATAGCCTGGAACATCTCCTGTCATGTTGTCCCATCTAGGCTGATAATACGCAAAATCAAAATCTGTTCCTTGTTGTAGTCCTTGCCGCCTGAGATCATTGACAATCAACAACATTTCATCCACACGTTTGTTGTGCAGTTTTACTATGTTCACAACCAGGTCAGCTTAAACACAGCTAAATCTTGCTCATCCTCAAAGCAAACTTTATACTTGTTAGATTTGGTAAGTTTATCATAGGCTAGGGTTTTGAAGTCTTCGTCATGCCCACCCCAGACCATGTTCCATCTGCCTTCGGGATTGTTGAATGGTTCCCAGGCCTGGCCAAACTGTCGTTCACACCATTGGGAAACCTGCAGTCGGGTGTTCATGTCAATCAGGGTTTCATGCACCAAGTTGTTAAGTGATGCTGGATGTACAGATTGGACCATTAGCCTCTCCTCATTGTGGCAATGTCATGTGCCTCTTCGTTACTAAAGATAGGCACTGCATTGGATTTGTGCATGGTGCCAATACCAAGAACTTTTGTGCCTGTGTACACTTTGTGAACAGGTGCAGTTGAAGAACCCGGGGTCACACGGCTGGGAATGTTGTGAGTGTTTGTGCGACCAACAGGTGTGCTCAATTTGTAGTTCAATGGTTCTGCCGCAAGCGCACGTTGGCGCCGCTTTTCGTCAGCATCCAGTTCCCACTTAGCCTGTAGCTCTTTCCAGGACGCATCAAGCTCACGTGCTTTACGTGCTTCTTCTGCGTTGCGGAATTTGACTTTGCCCTTTTTCTTGCCGTTGTAGGAAAGTGCAGGATGTTCGAGATGCATGCTCATTGTAAGTTCCTTGGTTCATCATTGATTGCTCGTTCAAGTGCAACACGCTCTTCGTCAGTCAAGCTATCCCAGTCTATAGGCCGGCTCTGTGCTTCAAGTTCTTCTGGCGTCATGTTGGCAAACATTTCTGTAATTTCTTTCATCACAGCATCCAGTTCGGCCTGATCCTCTACGTCAAGGCTGTCAAACGCACCGGGCGCAAATTCTACCTTCATTGGTTTTTTAGGATCTGTCATAGTTGAACTCTGTTAATCATGCTGTATTATAGCACAAGAAGAATTAGCAGTCAACTAGCATTCTGCTACGCCGGAAAACTTGATTTCGGGCAGGCGTTCTCTTGGTATGCACAGCATGTTTTGGTAATCCACCTGGAAAAAGGCATAATCTGGCACTCCAGCCAAACTAGCCTTGATTGGTTCCTTGCCGCTGATAAAAAACTCTACCCAAATGTATGGACGGTGTTGCTGAATAGTTTTGAGCCCACCTGCCAGTGCGGCACACTCGTACCCTTCTACATCTAACTTGACAAAGTCCAAGCGTTCCAATTCCAAACTGTCAATTGTTTTAACTTCAACAGGTGTGCCTGTACCAGTGGCGCTGATCTGTACAGTTCCAAAGTCCTGCGGAGTTCCGTAATCAATGTCCGGCACAATTGCTGTGCCAGGTACAGCACCAAGCCCGGCCTGTTGTAAATCACAAAAGTCAATGTCGTTTAGAGCCAAGCTGCCAGACAGCGCACGGAACAGAGTCAGTTGCGGTTCAAAACTGATGATCTGTTGACCACGTCCACGTATTCTATTGGCCACAGGAATGGTAAAGAACCCTGCATTGGCGCCGCCGTCAATGATCACCGCACCTTCTTTTAAGGTATCGATCAACGCAAAGATGTTGTTGAGTTCGCCTTCGATATGTGTGGCACCTGTTTTGATCAGGGCCTCAGCTTGAAAGGCACAATGGCGGTTCACAATAAACCGACCATGTATGCTGTCTATCACTACAAAATTTGCTATGCTCATTTAAACAAGATCAATGCCATCAGCACAGCTTGGATGATAAAACCTGTGCCAATTGTCACAATGTTTAAGATGTCTTTGAGAATCACAGCACGGAAAAACAACAGAACCAATCCTGCCCAGGCAAACAGCACAATGTCCAAGTTGGGTGTGCGATCACTCAGCCCGGTCATCAGGGCCAGCAGGGTAGGTATAGTTGCGGCATGCACCACAATGGCTGCCAACCAGCCCAGAGTTTCTGCAGAGATTTTGGTAAAGGTAGTTGAAAGAAAGTTACGAATTGCATCTAGGTTCATGTGCGTTCTCCATAGAAAATATGACGGCCGATTTTTTCAATTTTAGGATGTTTCCATCCAGGGTTTACATAGTCAGCATGATAGTAAAGTGCATTATGCAGACTGGGTAATCTAAATCCTTCTAACAGAACCTTTTTGGCCACTTCTTCACTTTCCAACCACATGGGTTTGTGTATGGCTTTTACTTTGTGGTTGCCTTCGCAATACCAACTAAATTGGCAAACTACTCGTTCGTAAAACACATTCTTTTGGTGCACCACTCCGCAGACTGAATTGGCAAATTTGCCCGACTGCATGCGATTCAATGTGACCTGGGCCACTGCTACTTTGCCCACAAACGGCTCTGAGGCAGCTTCCCAATAGATGTTGCGTGTTAGACATTCCAGTTGTTTGGTCTGTTCCGCGGCAGTGACATAGCCAGGTGGCATAAAGTTTTGTGCATTTCGTAGTCCGTCCAGGCGTGCATTGCAAACTGCTATTACTGCAACAGCCACTGCCACAAATCCCAGGGTCTTTACTGCTCGCGAGAGCCAGGGTACAAGGTCGATATTTTTAAAAGTTAATATGGTGTTCATAGGCTTTTACTTACTCAGAAGGGTTGAGATCCCCGGAAGACCGGGCTGAAACAAAACATTTTTGCCGTTAACTGCGCGGTTTACTGGGTGTTTTAGTTTTTAGTGTTTTCCACATTTCAGACTTGGTCTTGAGCTCTTGCTCAAGTTGTCGATAGCAGTCACCTAACTCTCGAAGTTGGTCCCACTCTGCTTCAAGTTCAGGATTGATGTCTAACATATTAAGTCGCTCGCCAATGGCGTTGATCTTGTCCATTAGGCTCACACCATTCACCACAATGTCAGCATCGTCGCCACGCAGATCTATTGTGCCACTGGTATTAATTGATGTGCCTACAGTCAGGTTAGGAGACATACTAATAGGAGACATACCTGTGTCATAGGTGTATCTTCCGGTATGAGACTGGCTTATAATAGTGTCTGATAAACTACTATAATCAAATGTACTGCTCAAGTTCAGTGAACTCAGATCAATGGTATCAGTTGTCAACACATTGTCAGACGATCCGCTACCGGTAATGGTAATGGTGTCAGTACCATAGTCCCAGAGATCTATTTGCTTTTTGTCAGAGTCCATGTGCCGTCCTTATTGTCAGTCCATTCAAGCGTGTCGCCGACTTGCCACCCAAGTTCGGCACAGAATTCTTCTCCCAGATCCAGTAATAATTCTCCTGGATTTTCCGGATCTTCAATCACTTTCAAAGTCCGCGTAAGCATTGTGTTACTTGGCAGCAGTGGCCAGGGCTTCTTTTTCTGCTGTGATTTCTTTGCGGCGTTCTTTGATGCCTTTGCTCATTTCCTGCAATGCTTTGCGGGCACGGGCGGCAGCGGCCTTAACACCCTTGGCAGTAAACTTCTCGTTTTCAGCGAGGTAAGATTCATAAGCGGCTACGATTTGTTCATGTTGTGTCATATTTGTTCCTTAAAAAGTTATAACGTGTTTACTTAACACTGTGTACAGTATACAGCATTTTTTTCTGTGTGTCAACTAATCTAAGTAGATATGTCGCCGATTCCAGCAGTCCCAAACTGTAAGGTTGCTCATGCTGTGAGTCCAAGAAATTACAAAAAGGTTCAAGGTGTTTTGATCGTAAATTTGGAGACGATGCTCCTCAACTCGGGCACTCGCATTTGGTTTGGAGTTTACCCATTTAGTGAGTTTGCTTTTGGCATCATCATCTCTCAGTGCTATGATATAAAGTGCGGTATTGCTTTTGTAGGAGGGTACGGTCATCAATGTAGTGTTTGGCTCAAGTCTCTGCCCGACTGAATGTCGTTCATATACTTAGCAAAGTCAGCATCTAATCCCAATACCTTGTCATCAAACCCTGCGGCCACGGTATCTGGCACTCCCAGTATGCGCAACAGCCCGCCCATGTGAACGTCTCGTAATCCGTATTCATAAAGTACATACATTAAACTCAGCACATGTGCTCGGATGTCTTCATCTAGTTTTTCGTCTTCTAGCATAGTATTAGTTATAACACTTAATAAAAAAAGCGGCCGGAGCCGCTTTGTTTTGTGCCCAAGTTGTTTAGACTTTGGCAGCTTCTACCAACTGCTCAGCAGTCACAGTGCTCTTGGCCTTGGAAGGTTTGGCACTCTTGGCAGAGATCTTAACTTCGCCTTTTTTAGCGACTCGGGTTTTCTCAGCCAATTTGTTAGCCACAGCGTAACTGGCGTCACCTGTGTAGCCCTGTGTGTCCTGCAAGAACTGCAGAGCCTGCAGTTTTGTCATGGGCGAGGGCAGTTCTACCAAGTTAATGGCAGTGCATTTGGCCTTGTTGAGGATCTTGATGCGAGCCACCAAGTCGTTAGCAAAACGAGCCTTTGTTGTACCATCAGCGTTAGTTGCGGTACCTGCTACTGTAAAGAGTTTTTCTGTCATAATGTTGCCTTTTAAAGTTGCCTATCTAAGTTTAAAAAAATGTTGTGCCTTACTGCTCAACATATACATATTGTAGTTGATCTTGTTTAGATTGTCAACCACAAAGTGTATTCTGGTTTGCCAAAATCACTTGGCCAATTCTTGACTTTGAGTTTGGATAGTTTGGACGCCACGGTCCAACATACGGGCAATGCCTGAGAAGCCCACACTTGCCACTACCAACCCCAAAACGAATCCTATAACAAATCTCATGATGCTTTCACTTTCTGTTTACGTGGAGCAAACTCTTTGGAAACGTAATACACCAACAGAGATTTTTGAATCATCGCAACCAAGTCGCCGCCACTGCTGTCGCCGGGCACTGCAAAGCGAACTGGACACTTGCTCCATGTGCGATTTTTTTGGAATTCTGAAAACCATTTGCGATGTTGATGATTTGCACTGTCAAAACAAATGGTGGGCCTCATGTGTAGGTCTAAAATCATTTGAATCCTTTTTAATTTCTATACAAGTATTATAACAAATTAGAGTTTATTGGTCAACCAAACCCACAGCATTTTTAATTTCGTAGCGAGCAATCTTCTCGTCAAAGTACATGCGAGTTCCTTCCATGTAAGGACTTGCTACCACAATCTCGCCTAGTTCTACTGCAAGAGCCTGCGTGAAGCGAGTGAGAATGGCATGAGTGTCTTCCATCTGATCCAAGGGATCTCGGTCCAGAATTGCCTGGCAATCGTTAATGAGTTTTTGTATGTTTTTGTGCATCATATCAATTGCTCCAGAATGCTTCGCTGTCAACTCGGCAAGCCCAAGGTGTGTCAGCATCAATTTCTACAGCCTTGCCTGTCATCATGTTGCGAACAGTGATTCGAGGTGCGGTGTAGGTTGCACGAGCCACAATGTTCAGTTGGCTTTCGTTCCAACCTGCTTTGCGGCAAAGACGTGTTCGAGTTGCCTTGGCCGCACCAAAAGTTTTGTATGCACGGGTTTTATTGGGACCGTCTGTGACGATTAATCCGGTACCTTTGGCTACGATTACGTATGACATTTTTGAACTCCTTTTTACTTACTATACTTCTATTATAGCAAAATGGGAATATTTGGTCAACCGTTTTAGTCTACCTGTATGTCGGCTATTTTTCCGGCTCTAAACACAAAGTACATGTTAATACTTTGGTAGTACACCCAAATGCACTCATTTCCCGGTGCCATTGTATAGTGTAAATCAGGGTATTTTTGCTCCATGTAGTCTGCTACCTGGAGAACTTCAAACTCGTTTAGGAGTTCGGGACGGGATAATGTTGCATTTTTCATACTCTAATTATAGCAAAATGGCAATAATTGGTCAACCGAAATAGTGTTGTTTTTATACAACACTCAGTTTGACAATGTCAGCAAAGGTGTTTTCAACTTCCCACTCGACCCAATTTTGTATGCTCTCAAATGGGACAGTTTCATCCACCCATTCGTAAACATAGTCATTGTGCCCGGCAACTAGATAATCTCTAAATGCTGTTTTGAGACGATGCTCTAGTTCGCGTATTTGACGCTCGGGCCCGTGCCATACTCCAGCCCACCGGATAGCATGGCCCACATGACCTTCATACCCATTTTGTCTAGAATCCAAATTGGTAGTGATACCAAAACAGGTACGAGAAATTACAGCGTCAGTGTCATCATCCACAAAGCGATGACGCCAGAGATAGAAATGATGCAGATCAGAGAGATTTGTATTCATTGTAGTTCTTGATTGTTGGCAATGGTAAGGTTCCGCCGCGTTTCATGTAATCTTTGTGCCAAATTGGCAACAGGCAAGCATCAGACCATCCGCCAAACATTCTCTTGTATCGTGTTTTGCAATCTTGGTGGAATGCCTTAGGAGAACCATAACGTTTCATGTGTTGGTAAAACTCCAACTCGTGTTCTTTGGTAATTTCTATGTCCTGTTCACGACACAGTGTGGCAAAGCGTCCAAATGTAATTAGATAGCCACCATCCACACCTTTTTCACTGGCATAGTATTTGTTGTGCCAGGCCAGCACCCAATCCAAATCTTCCTTGCTTACATCAAAGTTATCGGTGCCATGTCCTGCCAGTTTCAACATGCTACTGATGTGAGTAATCATGCCCGGCTTGGCTTTTTGCCCTCGTGCTTCCAGTCCCGGTGCCGCAAACATGTTGTGAGTTTGCAATATATTTTGTATTTCATTGGCCTGCAGATCTTCAGTCAAGGTGCTGTTGTAAAGACGCACACCATTGACCATACTGCGGTAGATGTAAAATAGATCTGGTTCTTTGCGTCCCTTGTAGTTGATACAACGGAAACCAAGATTGCCCACTGCTTCACCTACCAAGTCAGACCCAGGTACTCGAAGGTCGTCATCCACAACTTTACATTGTATCAGTGTGTCTGGAGAGATCAACCCAAAATGCATCATCAAGGCAAAGGCAGTACCACTTTGCTGGCCCTCCCAGGCACTGTATCGCCCAGTTTCTTTGATGTAAATTACATTGAGTGGTTGCATGATTCTGGGATCAAACAACTCAATGATATTTTTGCCAATGTGTGGAATTTCCAACAGGCGCTGAATGTCAATGTTGATATCAACCAGGCTGGCAGGCTGTAATTCAAGCCGACCAAAGTGTTCTTGTGTGTACTGCTCGCCTTGCAGTCGTTCTCGAAGATTTTCTATAGCCTCTTGTATGTCATCTTCATTGGCAATGGCCATAGCCCGAGATACCAGTGGATCATAGATATTGCCAGTTGACACCATTGGTGTTTGAACTGCTTTGGGCACAGGTGCAAACGGATTCACCATTAGATTAGACACAATGGGTCGAGCCATAATTTTTACTCCAAAAAGTTAAAGACAAACAAGTATAACAGGTTATGGGTTATTGGTCAAGTAAATTCAAGTACATTAGATATCAAAGTTGTATTATCAATTCTTGTTTTCATTTTTTCAAACATAGACGGATCGCGTTCAACTAAGATGCAATGTCTATTTCGGTTATTACAAGCAACACCAGTGGAACCGCTTCCTGCAAATGTATCTAATACTGTATCTCCTTGGTTGCTTAACAATTCAATGAAGTATTCTAATATTTCTGTAGGTTTTTGGGTAGGATGTATTTTTCCCTTACCTAGTCCACCACTATACGTTATAGTATTTGGAATAATACATTGTATTAATCCTTCGTCGCTTTTCTTTCGATCTGCTAGCATTCGAGTTGCTTCTTTTTTTGCCTCATCAAAAACCTTGTCAAGATTGTCAAGATTATCTGCGTCTTTAATCATTTTATAAACAATACTACTAACCTTGTCTGCTGATGCGTATCGTTCAACAATTGAACCTTTAGTAGTATCTGCATTAAAAGTTCTAGAGCCCTTTGGTTTAATACCAAATAACACATACTCGCAGGCACTCACCGGATTAACCTGGCGATTAAACGGAACTGCCGCAGGCTTTTTCCAGGTCCAAACACGTTTGGGCTCAAACCCTGCGTTCTCCATTGCAGTCCAAAGATAACTTACATATTGGTCGCTAATGAATATGGCAAAACTACCACCTTTGCGGATTTTTTTAAACCAGACATTAGCCCAGCCGTTAATTTGTTGCAGGAATTCGTCGTGCCCCACATCATCCCAATCTTGTTCAAAACTTTCGCTAAACTTTTGATTGTGAATAGTTGTTTTATTTTTACCAGTTTCTTTGTCAATCCAAACTGGCTGAGCACCATCTTCACTAATATTATATGGTGGGTCTGTCAACAGTAGGTCAATTGAACCATCTGCAATTTGATCAGACACGGTTAACATGTCGCCGTTAATTGTTGTAATCATTTCGTTTCCGATACTCTAATACTAGGCCAATTGGCCCACGCTCCGCCTGCATTACTATGATAGTGTGTAATCCAGGTATCAACATCTTTAAAAAATATTTCAGTTGTTTTAATATTTACGCTATCAATACTTATGTTAACAAACTTTTCAGTTGAAAACAACGGTTTCATTACACTACTAACTTCAGTAATAGTTTTTTTATCTACTTGCCCCCATCGAGTCATAAGTGTGATAATCGAAAACCAAATTGGATTAAGACTGTACTCTTGTTCCCAACGTCGACGCCAATCGACTGCTTGATTTTTCTTTGGTACCCCGACTCTAGGAAATAAGTCTCCATTTAACAACTGATAAAATTTATCATATGACCCAGGAACTCTAATAAATTTTTCTAAATCTTGAACTGTTGTTCCTCCAATTAGCAAGACAATTTCATTAATCCACGGGCAAATCTTTGCTGCATATTTAAAATAATCTTCCCTATTATGTTTAGCGTGTGCTAATAAAAAGTTAGAAATATCAGACTGTCCAGTCAACCCTGTTAGATACTTTACTAGATTAAGTTTGCCACCACCTTGAGGCCCTTTTACGCTGATAATCTTACCGTCTCTCCAGTAGTCTACAACAATTTCGTTTGACTTTATTGGAAACTTGATTTCGTTTTTTGCTACCCCAGCAAACAGATCTTGATACGCACAAAGAACTTCTCCAAAGTCGCAGATAATTGAATTTAAGTCTTTTGATTTCATTTTAAGAAAATCTGCAGACAGTGGTGCGGCAGTTTCAACATTGAGTAAAAGACTAACAACCGCATCAAACAGTTTAGTATCAATGCCACATTCAACCGTTAATCCGTTAATAATATCTTGACGGAATTGAGTAATAGCACCTGGTGAATATACCTTGCCACCAAGACCGATATTGTCAGGAGAGAATGCCTTGCGTGGTTTTTCTGTAGCCATTGCTTTAAGCAAAGTAGAATAGTGTGTTCCATTCCAGAAAACTAAAAACCCACAATTTTTGTATTTTGTTCCGCCACTGGCGACGGAAGCCTTTATAACTGTTCCATTTAATGGAGCAATAAGTTTTTCAAGTTTTTGTTGCGAATCAATAGCAGAAGATTTTGTAAAAATCAAACGTTTTCCGTTGGTTAATGGAGCATCAAATCTTTTTTTGCTGTCAACTTGTTCGTCTAATTCGGCTGCCAAACTGGGATATTCCTTGCAAAAGATTTTTTTAAATAATTTTTTATTTGTCATTGTAAATCTTCATGTTCCTGTATAAATTTCAAACTATACAAGTATTATAACAAAAGGGAAATTAAAAGTCAAACAAAATCATAAGCATATTCGCCATTGATAGGACCGTTGATTTGAACTTTTCCCACTCCAAATTTACGGCTCAATGTGTGGAAAATACTGCGAGCAGTTTCTTCTGAACAGGCGGCAAACAATGTGCCAGTATCACTAAAAAATCCAGCGTGTTCGTTGTCGTTTAACAACGGACGAACCAAATAGCTAACGTCGCTTTCAAATTCTTGTTGATTCATTTTGGGACACCTTTTTAGTTTCTATACAAGTATTATAGCAAAATGGGAATATCGGGTCAACCAAAAAAATGTGGCTAAAAAGCCACACTTTAGTGCTTAATTTTTAAGCAATTTTGACTATTTCTTATCCCGTATCCGGTTAATCAAATCCTTGGTAGTGTCATCTACTGGCACATCAGTTTCCATGTGTGGGGCTCGCATGATCCTGATGCCGACTCCTTTGGTTTTGATATTCTCTGCTGCCTCTCGATCCATTCCTTCTGCCACAAGATCTTCAATGACCTCTTGAGGTAAACCAACAGGCGCAGTATTGCCACTACTCACAATAAAGACCCTGCCGTCTTCTTTTTCGACAATTCTTTCTATTTTGTTTTTCATTCAGCACTCCACAAATCAATACAATACACCTTGGCCAGAGCCTTGGTCAGGGTCCTGTGTGCTTCTTGTGCGGCAAGGAATCCGTCATCGTACCCTTCCTTGTAGATGGGATGGTTGTCAAGTTTGGCTTGATCTTCTTTTAGGCTTTCAAGCAAAGCACGTAGCTTTCCCTGGCCGCCAGGCGGTTGGTTGTTGTAGTCCATTTTGTAATTTCCTAGTAGAAATTGCTGATCTGCCGTTGCCAATGTACAGACCGATTCTGCCATTAGCTACCATTGATACTATCGCTGGACTCGCTGTGTGTTCGCTTCCAGCATTGCACTGGGGGCCGGCGAGTGACTCCGATCAACCTGGAGTAAATTTATTATACGCTATATGCCGAAAGTAGTCGATGACTTTGGCAAAGTTGATTATACGATTGCGGCTTTTTGGATGGCACGATCACTGTAAAACACAGTACCAAGTTCACGTATGGTGTCTGCGGCTGTCTGCGGTGACGCTTCAAACATGTCACGGATATCCGCCTCAGTGATGCCGTCAGTGGCTGTCACAAAGTAGATTTCGTAGTGGCGTTGTGGATTGAACTGTGCTCTAAGTCGTAGGTGATAGGGATTGGCCAGGGCACGGCGTGGGCTTTGTTTGCCTCTAAGGCTTTCCACAATCATTCGTTGATCGTCTGCTGTGATGTCGCCAATGTATTCAAGGCCGTTGCAGTCCCACATGATCACAAATTGATGATTCATTTTACTTGAGCAATAACGGCACGGGCTTGGGCAAGGTCATCCACTTCGTCCAGTAGATCATACACCAACATTAATTTTAACAGATCCACTTCTCTCTGATCATAGTCATCAAGATTGAGGTACCATTCTTGAAATTCTTCAGCAGTATCTATCTGCCACATGCATTCAAGTAGATCTTTTTGGTAATATGTAAGTCCATTAATGGTTGGCATGCTAACACCTTTATATGATTGCTTGTAGTATAAAAAACTTCGCTGTGCGTGTCAACCGTTTAATCTTGGAGCCATGTCTTTATAACTTACTACCCCTGAAGAAACTGCCCCAACAGCAACTTGTTTAAAAACATTTTCGCGGCCACGAGTTCTATAATAAGATGCCTTTTGCTTGCTAGTTAAGTAAGCAACTCTCATTTCAAGAGCCCCGGTATCTGTAGCAGAATTCCCATATTTGGTTTCTGCTAAAAACGATAGAGTTTTTTTATAAGGTTGACCACGCCAGTTCTGTATTGGCCCTAAGATTAATTTTAAAGACTCAAATAATTCTTTGTCTTCACCACTGTTCCAGGTGTATAAGTGTTTCCTTGCCATAATAATTTCCTTTGGTTAATACCCTAGCAGTAAGGGCGGATTAAAAATATATTGAAGTAGTATCAATATGTTAGTAGTATAGCACCAATCTAAGGTCTTGTCAACCCATCAGGCAAACTTCATGGTAAATGCCAAATAGTCCAATTCGGAGTCAAAGTAGAATATGTAGCTGCCGGGCATGCGATCCGAACTGGTTCGTATTACTTGCCAACGCCATTCGTCTAAAAGTTCGTTTTTGGCCCAGTCAATTACCGAATCAAGAGATCCAAAAGGTTTGGATATGTTGATACTGTACCGAAAACTGTCGGCGTCTCGAATTTCAAAACTAAAAGTCTTAGGCCGCTTGGTCAGCGTAGTTTTCATATGCAACCGCCTTTAACACGTCGCTGGGTATATTCCAGTATCTATAACTGTCGGCAATGTTGGCAACATAACTGCTGCCAGGTGATCCTGATCGATTAGTTGGTGTCATTTCATAAAAGAAAAAATCCCTATCTCCTTGATACCAGTCTCGCTTGACGTAGTAGGTTGGAAAGCCTTCGTATGCATCCAAAGCGTATTCACAATCTTCAGTGATTTCCCACAGTACACCTGGTACATAACAGCCGGCTTTGGGCACAATGGTGGCATGGTTATAAAATTCCAATTTCCAATCTAGCAAATCGAATTGGCACAACGGAACTGCCGCAGGGCAACGATACTTCATTGAAGCCGGGTGCATGTTGGCGCCATAGGCAAAGTATATTGATTTCATAGCGTACTTAGGGTGGTGTTGCCC